AATACCCAGCCAACCGCCTGGTGCATCATCGTAGTTTATTGCTCAGCCGCGCCTTTCCCGCCATGAAATACTCAGCCATGCGCTTAGTGCATCGTCGTAGTTTCCTGCTCAGCCGCGCGTTTATCGCCGTTAACGCCCAGTCATGTGCCTGACTTTCCGGTTGTTGACGTATGTCCTTGCGGACAACCCGTTGCGCGAGGTACTTTAATTATTGAAATACTTGTTTGCGGGCATGAAAAACGGCGGGACGCAGCCTTTCCTGTGTGGTTGCGTCCCGCCCGTGGCGGCTACGTATGCCGTGCGTTTATCGGTTACGCGCGGACGATGCGGTGGCTGACGGTTGCTCCGTACCACTTGCACATGTGGGCGAACGCTTGGCTTTCACTGTATGTCTTGCCGTGTGCGTCGGTGCGGCCGTCGAGCGTGTAGCTTCCGTCGCCGACGCGCTCAATGGTTGTGTCGCGGTAGCCGAGCTTACTTGTCATGATGAGGCTGTCGCCGATGTTTAGGACGCGGTAGAAGTTGTCCTCGTGGACCTCGATAGTCCGCCCGGTTGCCTCGTCAACGAAGTCGGCGATTTCGTCGCTGTAGAAGCGCGTGCAGGAGCCGACCCACAGTTCATTCACGACTGTGAGCGTGACGTTGTTTTCCTGCTCCCCCGTGTCGTATGGTACGAGCGTGAGCTGGTATTCTCGTCCTTCCGTGGTGGTTCCCCACACGACGCCGGTCTCATCGACGCTGATGCTGGTGTATTTTGTGAAGTCTGTTGCGCAGATAATGTGCGGCGCGAACGGTTGCGCGTCGATGCGGACGTATGTATTGGTGATTGTGGCGCTACTCGTGGTGTATCGCTCGAACTCGATGACGCTCGCACGCTGATACACGCTGTTAATCATCATGGGCTGGTCGAACTGGATGATGGTGGTAGGTGCCATGCCGCTTCTCTTTCCTTGTGGTGACCTTGATGGTTTTATTCTATCACACGCCAGCGCCTCGCGTCTACACGTGTAGAGATAGTGATTGTGCTGTGTGTGACAGTGTTTGTTTCGGTTGTTGAGGCGTCCACGAGCTGTGGTGACTGGGTTGTGTGCAGGGTGTGTTCGTGGTGGCGTGTCTCTTGTGTTTGTGGTGGCATGGGCTGTTTAGTTTTCAGCTACTTGCTGTTGGGCGCAAAAATGGCGGGACGCAACCTTTCACGTGCTTGGTTGCGTCCCGCCGTAACTGTTGACGCGCGTGGCGCTTACTTGCTTCGTCGTAGGATGAGGACGGTTTTTGTCGGCCACGGCAGTCGGTCGATGTCGTAGAGGCGTTGGAGGTGCGTGAGGTAGGTTTCGTCCCATTCGTCGTACTGCTGTTCGACGGTGCAGTCTCCCCAGTAGCGGATGTGCGCGCTCAGGTCGCTTTGCGCCTCTCCGTAATGCTCGCCCGATTCTCGTGGGAGGCTGCCTGGTCCCCACACGGAGTGGAAAGCGATTTCGTAGAGGCTGGCCGGGTCGGCGTGGAGTTCGAGGTTGTTCCAGTCGATCTTGTAGTTGTTCACGTTCCCGATGCGGATGACCCCGTTCATTGCGAGTGCGCCAACCCAGGTGAGGATTTCACGCATGGCGCCCGTAGACGTGGCTTTCAGCATCCGTGGTGGTTGTGAGTGGAGTTGGAACCGGACGCCCGTCCAGTCGCGGACGATAGCCACGCCGCCTTTGGCGACGAGCTTCCAGGTGGCTTCAATTTCTTCAAAGCCGCAGTCGTCTTGGCTTGTGAACTCATGGAGAACGCTGGATAGGAATACTACGTCGTATCGGCCCGCGCCGTGCTCGTGGAGGTCTTTCTTTGTGTGGAAGGTGGCTCCGCGCTCTCGCATGGCGGTCTCGACTGTGTTGCTGATGTCGTGGCACTCGTACACGCCGCCAGCGGCTTCGACGCGCTGACGGATACCGTTTTTGCTGGGCATCCCGCACCCGTAGTCGAGGATGCGTGCCCCTGGCGTGACGTGTGGCTCTAGTGCCGCCCATTTGCGGTCGAGTGTCGTGTCCATGCGGCGCGCGTACTCGGCGGCTGTGTCGTGCGTGCAGTTGTCTGTCGTCAAGGGGTGTTTCCTATCTCCGTTGTTTATCTTGTTGTTTGCGCGCCCCGTGAAGCTGCCCGCTATGGGCGGGTGATGGTGTGGCGCGTGCATGTGCCGTACCACTTAAAGATGAAGTCGAGCGCGTCCCCAGCGTCGTATGGTGCGCCGGAGTGGTCTGTTTCGTACCCGTTGATGTTGTACGAGCGCTCATCAATGCGGGTGACGGTGACGGACGTGTATTTGTCGCGCATGGTGAGGGTGGCTCCTACGGGGAGGTTGTCCTCGATGTCGTCGCTGTTGATGTCCACCTGTTCGCCGGTTTCTTCGTCGGTGAAGGTGGTGTCCTCGTCGGCGTAGAAGTGGTAGCGGGAGCCGACCCACATTTCGCCCACCTGTGTGAGCGCGGTGCTCTCGGGCGTGGTGTAGGGTGTTTTGGTGAGGGGGACGCGCTTGCCGTCGGTGGTGGTGCCGTAAACGGTGCCGTTCTTGTCGATGGTGACGGCAATGTATTCGACTGTGTTGGTGGCCGCCGTGATGCGGGGCGCGTACGGTTCTACGTCGAGGCGCACGAGCATCTTGTTGGAGCCGTTGTAGCGCTCCTGGAACTCGATGACGCTCGCACTCTGGTAGATGCTGTTGACTGTCATGGGCGTGTTGAAAAGGATTGTCCGCATGACGTTTTCTCCTGCGTGGTGTTGGTGGTGTGTTGTCTGGTTGTAGTGTATCACGGTAGGAGCGTCCGTGTCTACACGTGTAGAGGCGTGACGGTGTGGCGCGTAGCTCTGGTGGTGGCGGTGTGGCCGCGTTTTATTTCAAGCGTTGAAACAGCTGCTCGGGGTTACACGTAAGCCCCGCCGTGGTGGCCGTGTGGCCTGCTCCGGCGGGGCTTGTGTGCGTTACCGTCGCTTGTTGGCTGTTACGCGTTCTTGATGCGGCTGGACATGTTCTTGGTGGCGCGCGAGATGGCCTCGCTGAGGCGGCTCCTGGCTTCCACGTAGAAGTGCATCGTTAGCATGGTGTCGACTGTGCAGAGCTTTGACTCGGATGCTCGCATGTTGTTGTCGCTTTCGGCGTCGCTCACTGTGGGGAGGTCGTTCACGTTCAGCAAGTGCGAGGAGTGTGGAGTCGCCCATTCGTCTGCGTCTTTCTCGAAGAAGCGGGTGAGCATGAGTTCCGCCGCTTCCCTATCGTAGTGACTCATGGCCGCGCACAGCCGGTCGTTTACCTGGCCGAGGAACGCCCACTTGTCGGCGCTGGCGTAAACGTCGTCGGTAGCGGCAAATGAGTAAATGTTGACGCTGTACGGGCGGACTGTGATTGGCAGTCCGATTTCGCGCTCGCGGAGGTCGCGCAGGAGTGCGCCCGCCTCGTCCTCTTGGTGGGTGAGGCGGTGGACCTCGGTGATGAGGGCGAGCGCCGTGCTGACCGCCATCGCGTCCTTGAAATACTGCATAGTTCCCTGCACGTATTCCTTATATGCGTCGGCGGCGCGGTAGTAGGCGACTGCCTGTTCTGCGATGTCGCTCTTGTCGTCCTGGGTGAACCACGCGTTGAAGATGGGCGTGTCGATGTGCCCGTCTGGCGTAACGATGTCCTGGTAGCCGTCTCGGTCGCCCGCGACGATGGACAGGTTGACGGTGGCGTGGTTCAGGGCGTCGCGTGCGTTGGTGTAGGTGTCGGCTGCTGTGTCGGCGAGCTTGGCGTAGTCGATGATGTGGTCGGTCATGGCGTTTTCTCTTTCTTGCGGGGTGTTTTCTCTTGCGTCTGTATTCTATCACGCGTGACGCTCCTGTGTCTACACGTGTGGACGCGCGGCGTTAGGGTACGCGGCTCCTGGTGGTAGCGGGGGCGTGTGGGTATGGGTAAGCCCCGCCGGGAGGCTCTGTGCGGCCTGTTTTCCGGCGGGGCTTTGGGTTTGCGCGCCTCATGTGCGCTTATTCTTGTGAGCGCTCGCGTGCGCTCAGGTACCCGTCTGCCTGTAGTGATTCGACGGTCTCTAGGAGGTTTTTCTCAGCTTGCCTGTATTTGTTGATGGGATCACTGAGGTCCGCGAGAATGGCGGAGGTGAAGAGTTGCATATTGTTGGAGACCTCCACTTCTCGGACGGGGCGGAACTCGCTTGTGTTGAGGAAGTAGCACCTGTACAGTAGTCGTCCTGATTCGTCGGTTTCCTCCTTGAAGAATCGGGCAAGCGTGACTGCGGCGGTGCCACCTCGGTAGGGTTTCATTGCTTCGTGAAGCTCGGCTGTTGCCTGGTCAACTAATGCTTCTTTTTCTTCGTCGATGCCAAACCCTATGCCGCTGCTTCCGGTTAGCCAGAAAGGGTGCTCGTCGTTGTCGAGGTTGACGATGGCTTCCAATTGGCCTTTGCTTTGGAGGTCGCGCAGGAGGTCGCCGACTTCACCCTCCTGGTGGGTGAGGCGGTGCACCTCTGCGGTGAGAGCAAGGGCTGCACTGTTTGCTATAGCGCCTTCGAGGGTTTTGCCACTGGCGACCAGGTAACTCTCAGCTTCGTTGGCTGCGTTGAAATAGTCGGTGGCCTGCTTGAGGAGCTTGTTCCTGGTGTCGCTATCGACGTTCTTGGGGACGGCGATGTAGCCGTTGGGGCCAACGATTCGCTCGGCGAACCATGAGCGGTTAGCGATAATGATTTCGCTGTTGCGGATGACGGTCTCTAATGCCTCGAATGTGCGGTCGTGAATGTCGGCTGCGTCGGCTGCGATTTTTCCGTAGTTGATGCCTGCGGTTTCGTCGCTTGTGGTCGCTTTGCTGTTGATGGCGGGTGCGAAGCCGCCCTTTTCTGCGTTTTCCCGCTCGGCGAGGAACGCTTCACCATCTGCTAGGGAAGAAAAATGTGGGGTTGGTTCGCCGTCTGCGCCCGTCAGCTTGCACGCGCCCTCGCGTGCGGCGCATCGTACTATTTGTCCTGCTGCTTTGCCGCGAACACCAATGTGAAAGCCAGCCATTAGGAAACACGCTCCTCGTAATGTGAAAAGGGGGTAGATAGTAAAACTGGGGGCGCGAGAGAACGCGCCCTGCGTTTGTGAACGTAATAGCTGCGAATGTAACAGGGGGCTGGGCGCTCGCGTGGGCTGTTATTGGCGGCGGAAGTAATCGTGGGCGTTTTTTCGTGCGGCCGCAATGGCGGCGCGAGCGAGTGACCTGTTCAGCGAGATTTCGTTCTCTAGGAGGTCGTTGCCGATTACGTTGCGGCCGCCACTGTTGCTTGTCGTGTTCTTTTCTTGATGCGCGCGTGTGGGTGTTGTGATGACGGTGACGTGTCGAGGGCGTTGGAGGGCGTAGCGGACGATGGTTGTTCCGCTGTTTCCGTGGTGGGGGTTGACGGTTTTGCCATCTCGGTATGCGAACCAGGCGAGGTTGTTGTCGATGTCGCGTTGGAGCCTGTATTCGTAGGGTGTGCCTTCTTGTGGGATGACGTAGATGGTTGTTCCTTCGGGGAGTTCGTCAATGTTGTAGGTGAGCTTGTCTCCGTTGGTTCCGGTGGCGGTGAATGTGTGGAATGGTCGTGCTGCCATGTGGTTGCCTTTCTCTTTCTTCCTTGCTTTGTGTGCTGTTCGCGCGCTCGTGTGCGCGTCTCTGTTTCTCGCTTACGGTATCACGTGTTGGTGTTGCTGTCCTGGCGTGCGTGCTTGCCGTTCTTCTGCCGTGCCGTAATTCTGCCGGGGCGCGGTTTGCCAGGTGCTCGCTGTCGGTTGTTTCGTGTGCGATTGTATCACATGTCATGCCTCCTATTTTTGTGTTTCGCGTGTTTTTGGCGAGCGCGGCGCGCCTTTCTTGTGGTATGATGGGTGATGGGTGTAGGCAAGAAAAACGCGCTATCAGCAAGTGGAAAGGTCGGTGTCTCTCATGTTTGAGATGAACGAGTGTGGTCAGGCGACGGTGCGGTCACAGGAGGAGTGGGACGCGCTGATGCGTCGCAAGCCCGCTGGCGCTCGTTTCGCGAGGATTGATGCGCCCGCCAGTGAGACGATTCGCCTTTCCCATAGTGACGGCGGTCTCGCGGTGACCGTGGCGGGCGAGAGCAGCGTTGCCACTCTCGGCGTGGATGTGCACGCCTGTGATAATGCGCGAGTTCGCGCTTCTGGCGTATGTATCGTGTCGGCGCAGGAGAATGTTCGCGTGTGGGCGTGTGACCGTGTGGTTGTCCAAGCGTACGATGATGCGCGCGTGTGGGCGTCCGGCTCGTGCGTCGTGTACGCGCACGAGGAAGTGAGCGTGTGGGCGGGAAGCTACGTGACTGTGTATAAGGTGACTCGTTTCGGCCCGTTCCGTGGCCGCGTACAGGGTGGCCGCGTTGTTGTGAAGCGTGACGCGGATGAGATGACGGGCGAGCAGTGGTGCCGCGTCGCCATCGTCCACGTGGACGAGGATGGCATGGCACACTTATTTAAGGCAACCGACAGCGAGGGAGTGTCCCACCGTGGCGGCGTGTACCGCGTTGGTGAGGTGGTGGACGATTCCGAGAACTGGAAGGATGACCGCTTTTTCGGCGGCGGCCTACACGTGTCGCAGTCTCCAAGTCAGGCGCTGGCTCGTTCACAGTTGGACGAGAGTCGGGGCGTGCGTTTCTTTGAGGTGACGTGTCCCGTTTCTGAGCTTGTGCCGGTTGCTGACGACGTGTGCAAGGCACCTCGGTTGCGTGTGGTGCGTGAAGTGGACTCGTGGGGTGAGCCGCTGTGATCGCGGCGGCACCTGAGAAGTGAAAGGTAAGGGAGTATTCTCATGTATTGCAGTAAGAATGAGCAGCCCGTGTTTCGGGTGGAGAAACTGGATATGCCGTTGGCACGCATGTGCGACACGTCGTGTCACGTTCATCTTGACGTGTCGGGTGGTTTCGCGTGGAGCGGTTCTGTTGTGTAGCTGGTTTTGTTTCTACGCTGTTATTGTGTTACGGTAAGAGCAACGTTGGTAGGCGAGCGGGGAAGGTTTGGGGGTGATTTTGCCGGATGGGTTCTTATGAGGCTGTGAAGGTTCGTCTTGACCCTACGCCGAGGCAGGAGCGGCTGATGGCGAGTCATGCCGGGGCTGCTCGTTTCGCTTACAATGCTGGTCTCGCCCACGTGAAAGAGGCACTAAACAGCGGCGAGACGGCTGACTTGTCGCATTATGCTCTGCGCCGCTGGTGGCGCGCAGGTTTGATGCTTTTTGGGTTCCGATGTTTGCTGTGTATGCGGATGGCGGCGTTGAGGGTGTCGTGAGCGCGTTCGAGTTTTACGTTGAGTTTCGTGGAGGGGATGGTTTCTGATGGGTGCGAAGGTGTTTAGTCAGGTGTGGAAGGTGTCGGACGTGTATCGTCTACGCGGTGACTTGGGTGATGCTGGGATGCAAACGTTACGCAGGTCCGCACCGTGGAGTATGCGGCAGTCGGCGTTGTTTGTTGACTCTGTGGTGAACGGTTTTCCGCTTTCCCCGCTTGTCGTTCAGACGTGTAGGGATAGTTCTGGTCATTCTCGTTTGCGACTTCTTGACGGGTGGCATCGGGTACGCGCCCTCGTTGATTTCGCGGATGGTCAGCTGCGTTTGCCGGAGGGGTTCGTATTCTATGGCGATTCTCGTGTGAGCGCTGGTGGTATGCTGTTGTCTCAGGTGCGCGAGGCATATCCGCATGTGGCGCGCCGGTTCGACACGGGGTTGCTACCTGTCGCGTATGTGGACGGGGATGAAGATATGATGTGTGCGATTTTGGCGCGACTGCACGGTGTGGCGTGATTTTCTTAGTAGAATGGAGTGTGTATCGTGGAACGTGTGAGTCGTAATGGTGAGATTGTTGCGGTTGCTCGAACGAATGAAGATGTTTGCGCCGCGTTGTCTGACCAGGGCGTTGATTGCGTTGACGTGGCCCCGCCCGAGGGGGAACCGCTTACTGTAGACGGCGACGTTGCGTCGGGGAAGCGGCTGCGTGTTGTGTCCGGCGACGTGTTTGTGTTCTCGCCGTTTGAGTCGGTGACGGCGTGTGAGGGTTCCCGCGTGCGCGTGCTTGCTTGTGTGTGCTCGGGAGTGGATAGCGATGCTGGTGTCGTCGCTGAAAGTGGCGCAACTGTGTATGCGGGTGATGGTGTGACGGTTGGTGCCGAGGCCGGTTCTCTCGTGTATGCGGAGGATGGTTCTTGTGTTCGCCTGCTAGATGTGGGTGTGAGGGTTTTTGCGTCTGCTGGCGCGCTCGTCCTGTATGGGTCGCGTTCTGAGTTGGCGCTTGTGCAGGGTGGTGCGCATGTGAAGCGCACTCTGACGTGTGGTGTTGCGCAGTGGTTGGATGAGTCGGGTGTCGTTGTTGACGATGACTTGAATGTGTGCCTGTATGCGGCTGTTGATGGTGAGACGGGGTTGTGGTGTGGCCCGTATGGTGGGGAATCGGCGTTTTTGTTGCCGTGTGCTGACATGTGGGGTATGACCGGGGTCGGTGTGGAGGTTGTTCCCGTGACGATTCCTGTGGGTTTGTTGTATCCTGTGGTGGCGAAGTGGCCTCGCGCTGACTGGGCTGTCGTGTCCGCTTGCGTGAACGGGGAAGTGGATGGCGATGTTGGGTTTGTGGAGGCTTTTCGGGTTCCTGGCCTTGTGTGAGGCGCGTCCTGGTGTCGGATGCGTCGCCTGTTTTGCTGTGGTATAGTAGGCGCTGTCCATTGTTCTATTGTCGTCGGTTTCGCGCGTGTCGGCGCGTAAACTGGAAGGAATGAATGTCATGTTTGGTGTGTTGCCGGATGGCGTGAGCGAGGTTGATGCTCTGCGTGAGGAGATCGTGGGCTTGCAGTGGTCTTACGCGAACGCAAAGGGTGAGAGCGGTAACAGTTTTTACGGGTGTGACGCTCGCGCGGGCAGGGAGGATGAACAGTTTTTGGCGCTCGCGCTGCCTATTGGCACGATTGTGGACGTGAGAGAAAAGGGCGGGTTGGACACTCGTTTCGTCCGTGTGCTCGGGATGCTAGAGAGTGTGGGCGGGTGGCTGGATGTTAGGGAGCGTGGTGTGATGCGGTCGGATGAGTATGTGTGCGAGAAGGCGCGTAATAGTCCGCGCGTTGTTGTTCGCCGCCCTGGCGAGGTGGACGCGATTGTTGACAAGTATGAGGGGGAGCCGTCGTTCGTGTGCGTGAACGGATACACTGGCGAGGAGTGTGAGTTCCATGTGTGCGAGTTGCAGCCGGGGACAGTTATTTTCGTGGAGGATGACAGTGAGGGCGACATTATGTTCGCGTATGTGGATGGTGTCGCTTATGAGGAGATGTGGCGCGTGACCAACCGCTACGGTGACGTGTTTGAGGTTGACGAGCCGTCGGTGGATAGGCTGGTGCCGGGTGTGAGTGGTCGCCTGCCGGTTGTGTATCCGGTGCTGGATTGAGAGAGCGTGAGCATGTTGGCGTTGAGTAGTGGCGGCGAACAGGACTTGTCGTCGCGCGTGGAGGGCGGCGTTGAGGTGCCCGTTGTGGACGGCGGGGATGTGTCGGTGTGGCGTCCGGTGTCGCGTGAGTTCATGGAGCGCGAGATGGCGAGGTGGAAGGGTTTGCTTGATCGCCTTGGCGGCGTGGACGCTGGTGGCGCGGATACGGATAACACGGACACTGGCGAGTAGGTGAGTGTGGGCCGTGGCGGTGCCTGGTTGTGGCACCGCCACGGTTGTTTGTTTGCCTATTGCGGCTCGTTGCTGTGGTGGATGTTGGCGTTCGCGCGTGACTTGTTTCACTGCGCCCGTGTTTCGCGTGCGCGTGTTTTTGCGTCGTGGTATGCTTGATTTCGTCAAGAGGGGTTGCCGCGAGCGGCGGTCGCCCGAGTACCCTAAGAACGGAGAAACCCAATGCGCGAGATGAAGATGCACGAGTCGCTGGTTGATGTTGTGGATAACGGGGATGGTACGTTTACCATTTCTCGTGGGAAGCTGGTCTCTCTTGTTCAGGGACAGGTTTTCATGGACATCTACGACGACGCGGACGTGGACGAGGTTAACTCCGGTATGGACCGCGCGTACCGTCGAGTCTTGGGGAGCGAGTTTGAGTCCGCACAGGATTACGCGGTTGCGCAGGTTGCGGCTTTTGAGGCTCGGTCGTTCGCCTGATAGGGGTTGTTTGGCTTGTGGCGTGTCGTCCGCGTGGTGGTGGTTGTTGCCGTGCGGGCGGCGCGCATTTTTCTTATGTCGTATAGGCGGAGGGTGTGTTGATGATGTCGTGGTGGCTGGCTGTTGTCGTAGCTGTCGTGGTTCTCGCTGTGGCGTTGTTTGTGGTGCGTCGCGTGGTACCCGCATGGCGTTTGTCGCGCGGTTTCGACGCGTTTGGTGAGGCGCGGAAGCGTCGTCAGCGCGTGGTTGTCACCGTCACGGACGAGGATATGCTGTGGGATGTGGATGCACTCAGTGCCGAGGGTATCGTGAGTAGTGTCACTGTGGGGCGCGGCGTGTTGACGATTTTCATGCTGGGCGCGCCTGACGGTGATGGCGCGCATCCTACGGTGTGCTTCGAGTTCCCGATGAGTGTCGTACGTGGCTTTTCTGTGGGTGAGCGTCCGATGCTGCGTCATGTGGATTGGCGTGAGGATGGCGGGTTCGCTTACGCGTTGCGGTTCACAGGGAGCAACGGTGAGATTGGCGCTGATGAGGCGGCTGCACGGGTGTGCGAGTATGGCGGGTCGTGTTGGGGTTTGGATGAGGCGGTGGAGTGCGAGCGCGCGTTGAACGAGCGTTTTCCTCTGAGTGATGGTAAACTGGTGTGAGTGGCGAGGCTTCCGCCTGTTGTGTCCTTATGGGAGGGTTAGTTAGATGATGGTTTTTCCGGTTGTCGTCCCCATGCACGCGTTTTCCGACGAGGATGGGCGTTCGGGCGAGCCGCTATCGGAGCGTGAAGAATTGAACAGGTGGACGGCCAGGGCGGTAGCGTTCGTGATTCTGGTGCTCCTGATTCACTGTTTCCTCGTCCCTAACCCGGCTATCGCGTGGATGCAAAATATGCTCACGTGGAGTGAGAACGTGAATACGCTGACTATCCGGGGTGCGGATGGTGCTGAGGCGTACACGTTATCTGGGAGCTGCTATGTCGTTGGCGATGGTTGGGTGAATATTCACGGTGGTCCGCGTCCTGGTCCTGCCGCTGTCAATTGCGACGACGGCGATAGTAAGTTCTATTATCGTGTGATGGAGGGCGCGTCGGTGAGTGTGGAGAAGTCGGGCGGCTCATGGGGGTGGGAGACGCCGAAGGCGACTATCCGCAAGGCGGGTTCTCCTGTTGCTGTCAGGCTGTCTGAGTCCGGTGGTCGCGGCGGCGTGTGATAGTGTCGAGTCGTCGTTGCTGACGCGGGGCGGCGGTTAGTTGAGTGTGTGGCGGGGTGTCTCTCCTGTGCGAGGGGTGCCCCGCCGCTTTCTTTTGTGTGGTGTTTGCGCCGCTGTGCCGTGTGTTAATTCCGCGTCGCGTGGGCTAGTTGTGTGCGTGTGTTGTTGTCCGCGTGATTGTTTATCTATTGGTGTTGTGGCGGCGTGTTTGGCTGTCACGCCGCGCCTTGTTTTCTGTTTATGTCGGTTCTACCCTTTTTGTGGAGTGTTCTATTTTGTCTGTTCGTGTTCGTTTTGTTGATGGTTTTGTTGGCATGTCTGATGCGCGTTTGTTTCATTCGCGGTCTGTCGCGTACAAGTGTTACTGGTTGGCGCGTGACGTGTTTGGTTATGGTGAGGAGTCTGCGCGTGTGGCGTATATGGCGGGTTGGTGTCATGATGCGGGGTATGCGTTTGCGCCGACGCAGCTTGACCACGCTGAGGCGGGCGGTGTGATTCTGAGCGATGCGGGCGCGTCGTTCGCTGACGCTGTGCGCTCTCACGGCGACCCGGATGTGTTGGCGATGAGTGACTTGTTGTTGATTGTGAATACGGCTGACATGATGTGCGGCCCGGATGGTGTTCCGGTGTCGTTCGTTGAGCGTCTTGCTGATGTGGAGGCGCGTTATGGCGTTGGTTCGCGTCAGGCCGTTGACGTGGGTGCGATGTTGAGCGTGTTGCGTCGCGAGTTGGAGATGCGGGGCGTGAGTGTGGCGGCGGCTGAGCGTGCGGGCGTTGAACGCGTAGACGCGGTGGGCGAGTCCGCCGCGTCGGTTGAGGGTGCGGCGGTCGCAGACGCTACGGCGGATACTGACGTGTCGGATGCTGAGGATGCGGTAGATTCGCTGTAGGCGCTTCTCGCGGCCTTTCGCGCGCCCGCCCCTCCCAGTACACGTTTTGCGCCCGCGAGGCCGTCAGCGGAGCATACAGGGTGGTTCTCGTGGGCGTTGGCGTGCGGAGTGTGTTGCTGGTGCCTTGAAGCGTTTTCATGTGGGAGCATACGCTGTGTAGTGCTCCGTCGCCTCATGGCGGGTGCGCAGGGCTGCATGTCGTGCGGCCTGCGTGTTTTGTGTGGTATAGTGGATGATGTCAGGCGGGGTTCCGTCAGTATTTATTGGAGCGATAGGAGAATGGGTCGTGACGGTTACTGTTCGCGCGTGTATGACCACAGTGGTCGGTGATATGGATGTTGAGTTGGATGAGATTCCGGTCGGCACGCTTCTTGTTTGCGGCGGCGAGGTGTTTTTCCGGCATTATGACGACAGCTATGAAGCTGACATTGATGCCGACCCCGTGTGGACAAACGGCGACGGTGTTCTGTACACGGACGGCGAGTTGCAAGATGTGCTGTCTGGGTGCGAAGCGCCTCCGTTGATGGTTCGTCTTTTCATGTGATGCGGTCTTTGGCTTGATCGGTTGGAAGAAGGAGAAGAAATGTCTGCTGGTACGATTCGCGTAACGATGTTTCCCGAGGGGCGTGTCGTTGACACGAAGCTGAGCCAGATTACCTCTGGTTCACTGCTCACGTGTGGGATCGGCGTCCTGTTCCGCCACTACGACAACAGCGCCGATTGCTACATGTGGACGAGCAATGATGGCGACCGCTTCACCGATGATGATCTACAGGAGCTTTTGGTGGCTGACGGTGAGTCCCCTGTGGTGATGCGGTACAGGTGACCGCTTTTGCGCGGGTTGTTGACTGCCCGTGCCGCTCGTCCCCGCCACGGTGTTTGCGTGTGGCGGGGACGAGTTTATTAACAGGTATTTTCACCGGGTGGCGTTGATCGTGTAGATGGATAGCCATACGGCGGTTACTCCGTCCGGGGGCGCGCCGATGTTGGTGTCGCAGGTGAGGGTGTAGACGCTTTCCCATGCTGGCATGTTCTTGTATTCTTGCGATAGAACGCACTTTTGTTCGAGGCTTGCGTTGCTGATAACGGCTTTCGTGGGAAACCAGGATGTGACGGTGATCGTACCGTCGGTGGGGTCGGTGCCGGTGTATCCGTTCGCGTGTGTGTGAAAGGTTGTGGCGGGCGTTAGTTCGCTTGTGATCGTGCCGGTTTCCTGGTTGTCCCAGTTGTATATGTGGGCGCTGGTGGCTGTGCTGGCTGTCCCGGTTGTGGAGCTGATGGTGTTTCCGCTTGTGGTTGACATTGTGTACTGGACACCGCCAGCTCGGCGCTCGCCAGTGACGGTTGCGACTGTCTGTCCGCCTGTTTCAATGGTCCACGACCATTGCCCGCGTATGTTGTGCGCGGTGAGGGTGATTGTTTGCGCGGACGTGAGGGTGTTCGCGGCTTCTTCACTATCGTCCCTGTTGCCGGTTGCTGCTGCTGTTGTCGTGGCGGATAGGGGGTCCGTTTGTACGGATATGCCAAATGCTGCGATCAGGAGTACGGCCAGCGCGGCAAACGTGGCGGCAATGATGAGGCTTGTTTTACTGTGCATGGTTGAGCGCTTTCGTCCGTTACGTGTTGTGTCCCTGTGATTATACCATGTTGGTGGCGGTTTGCGTGGGACGAGTGCTATTGTGGTGATAGTTGGCAAGGTGCGCGAGTGGACGAAGCGAGCGGTCTCGAAAGCCGTAGCATCCGACTGGGTGCCCAGGGTTCGAATCCCTGTCTTGCCGCTGTGGGAGCGTGTGCGCTTGTATGGTGAAGCCACGCCGGGCGCTCTTGTGGAGCGTGTTTCCGGCGGGGTGTTTGTGTAGCTGCGCGTTATCGGCGGCGTGCGAGCTGGGTGAGACGTGCGCGGGCGCGGCCAAGAAGTCCGGCGGTGTGCTTCGCCGTGGGGGTAATGCTGGTGGTTTCTCCTGTCTCCCGGTTGACGAGGCGAACGGTGATGTTCTTGCCATTGTCGAGGTCGCCGCCTCGCATAGCGTTTCGGATGGTGGACGCGTTGTCGGCGCTCAAATGCGAGAGCCATCCGTTGAACGCGCCCATGTCGTGTACGTCAATGGTGCCGCCCCATTCGTAGAGGCTGTTCAGCCCTTCCGTGTCGTTGGCGAAGCGCGGGAGGAGGCTGCTTGAACCGATTGCCGGGGCATAAATGTACCCGTAGGGGCTGCCGGGGTTGCCGTTGTCGTCGATTGCCTCCCAGGGCGAACCGTATAGCACTTGTAGCGCGTATTCGCCGCCGAAAAGCGTGCTCACCTCGTAGCTGTACAGGTAGTCGCCGACGATGATCTTGAAAGCGTTGGCAGACACGTGCTCGTCGGGGGCCGTCAGAAACTCTAGGGTAGTGTCTGGCCCGTTCATGTAGCAGAGTGTGCTGTCGGGGATGCAGACGGAGGCTGTGACGGTGGCACGCCCCATACGGGCGTCGCTTTCGAGCGCTTGGTATGCGGTGGCGTTGCTCATTTTGGGTGTCTTTCTTCTCGGGTGGTTGGAGTGTTGTTTGGTTTATCGACGGCGTGCGAGCTGGGCGCGTGTCGCGCGGATGAGCTTGCGTAGCGGGTTGCCGGGCTTCTTCTCACCCTTGTTGTTCTTATTGGGGAGCGTCAGGACGATGACGGTGTTCCCGTCGTCGTCAAGTCGGGTGGCGCGTGTCGCAGCGTTGACAGCTTCGCGCAGGTCGGCGGGCAGGTTATTCAGCCACGTTTTCAGGGTGCCCTCGTCGCGGCACTCGATGGTGCCGCCGTATCCGTATTCGATACAGTTACGGAGCGTGTAGCTTTCGCCGCAGCGTCGGATGTGGTAAATGTTCCTGCTGGGGAACGTGACATATCCGCGCACGTTAACGGCGTTCGGGTTGTCGAGGTCGCCGTACTGGACCTGCCAGGGGTAATCAATGAACCCCGCCATCTCTAGCTCGTACTTGTCGCCGAGAAGGTGCAGGTGCTCGGTGCTGCGGTAGTCTCCGGGGTTGAAAATGATGGGGGAGTCGGCGATGTCATTGGGGTCTGCCAGCGGGAATGAGGCGGTCGCCTTGTCGCCGCTCCACGTGTTCGCGCTGTCGTAGTTGGTGAGGGTGTCGGTGATCTCGATGTCGCCCTTGTATAGGTCGGAAGTCTTGAAGTCGTCCCATGCGCTCATTGCTGTTCTCCTTGGTGGTGTTTGTTTCTTGCCTCGGTTACAACCGTAGCATATTTTGACGTGGTTTGCCACCGTTTTGTGTGTGAGTGCGGTATCTGCGGGTGCGGTGAAGCCCCGCCGGGTGTTGTGTTTCCGGCGGGGCTTGGTTGTTCTCATTAGGGGCGCGTGTCACTCGCTGTGGTATTCGACCGTGGCGATGAAGCGGGTGTGCTCGCCGCTGTGCTCGACGACGATTCGTGTGGGCAGTGGTGTGCCCGCCTTGTGTCGGCGCTTCTCGCCCGGCTGCGGATTGTTAACGAGGAAGCGTATCTGCTCGCGGTTGATGACGTTCTCGGTTTCTTGGAAGCGTCGGCGCGACCAGTTCCCGTTGGGCGTGTCGTGCTCAATCGTATCAAACGGGGCTACATAATCTACTTTTGCAGATTATGTTTCCTTGTTTGAGTGCCGCCTTACTGGTCCCCAGGGTACCCTGGTCCGCTAGTACGCTGGCCTCCAAGCATAACGCTTGTGCCCTAGCGGGGCATAAAGGAAGATTCACCTCCTTCGCAGCTCGACGGCGGTTCTTCCTTTTCGGAGTAGGTCTGCTTTTCGTCCTATCCCGCCCCGGATACTTCAACGAGCTTCTAGCCACGGGCGTTTTGAGCGGCGCTTGTGGCTGTAGTGTGCGGTTTTTCGCCCGTGTCACCCTTGCTTTAGTGACGCGGGGAACGGCTCGGGCCGCGACGTTCGCCGCAGCGTTTATGTCCCGGTCCATCGCACCGTGCTCGGAGCAAACAGACAGTTTATGCGTGGGGTGCGTGACTCGCTGGCCGCACTCGTGGCACTGTTGCGATGTGTTAAATGAGCTTACGTCTACGACCCATCCACCGTTTTGCGACACGTAGTGAGCGATCCACCGTACAAGCTCGCCACGGTTCCACCTGCCATGCTGCATCGTGTTAATAATCCAGCTCAAATCTTCCACCGCGACGACAGCGTTGTCCCACAGGTGAGAGAGGTCGGCTATCTCTTGCGCGGCGAGAATCGCTAGTTCCCTCTTTTTGCGGGATGCCGCCTCGCGATGGAACTGCGCCTCATCCAGCGCCGCCATGCGCTCCTGGCGCTGCGAGAGGAGCCGGTCGGACTTCTTTTTGAGGAAACGGACCTGCCTCTCAGACATGCGCACACTGTTCCACAGCGAGTGTACCCTCTGTGAGAGTGTCGTCTCATACACTATCCGCCCCGTCTCGATGCTACGAACCACGACGGTGGCGTAGTTGTTAATTCCCACATCCACGCCGATAGTATAGTCGCCCGAAAACTGGACGACCGGATTATCTGTCACAACCGTGAAAATAAAAACGGGCTGACCGTTTTCAACCTTAATGGCGGGTAGGGCGACTTTGCCCTCACGGAACCGCGCGTTGTCAAAGTCAAAAACCAGCCGGTACCACTCGCCCTGAATAACCATCCGCAGCACAATCTCACCGTCAGCAAACGGGTCATTCTCGACTGCGGCATAAGCTCGGTCTACGGCACCAAGATTCACACAATCGCCGCCGTACGACGGCGCGGACGCATCTGCCGTGCGCTTCCAGCCTTGACTCACATACTTGGAACTTTCACCGTTCGCGGCTTTAGCACGTTCCTGCCAGGAGCGGCAAGACGTAACCACGTTATACCTAAGTAGATTCTCTTTACGCGACCTACCGCTCTTGCCCACCGCCAGAAAGCCGGGCATATTGACGCCAGCCCTGCGTCCCGCCACGGCCGGGGCCGTCGCGGTAACTCGCGCCAATTCGTCCCCAAGCTCAACGTCGTTGCGGACCACGAATGTCGCGTAGGCCGAGATGTCTCGAACCTCAGACGCAAGAGACGCCAAAACGTGAGCGTCATCTAACACCTCACCGTTCAAGTCTAAAACGTGAGAGGGGCGCGCGACGAAAGCTCTATACGTTTGGTTTTTAGCCAACGCGCCCTCCCTCATGTAACTCTCGAAACAGTCTCTCATGTGACTAATATCAATCAAGCGGCGACAATAGACGATCCGCCCACGATTCCCGTGTCGTTCGCTTACACGTTCGTGTTGTTACTTGTTGCTCGCTCCGTCGTAAATCTCGCTCATCATCAGAGTGACCATGAGGGCGTCAACGCCGGAAACGGTGCCGCCTGCGTTGTTTCGCGTGATAGTGATGGTGGTTCGTAATGTGAATGCGTGGCGCTCAGTGTTCCACGCTTCTGCCCCCGCGTTGTCGGCGATGGTAGTCTGGTGGGTGAGGGAAGCGAAAACGGTTGTCGCGGTCCCCGTGATGATGTCGCTGCCGTTCGCGTCTGGGTGGTGAATGTCCACAGTGGGCATGAGCGTGAGGACGCGTTCTTCGAGAGTACCTGTCGGCTGATTGTTCCAGTCGTAGAGAGTAGCGGTATGCGTGATAGCGCTCAGTTCTTCGGTCTCTGACGCGACAAGGTTTCTGTTCATGGTGGTGAGGGAATACACGTCTCCGATAGTATAGATTGCTTGCCCGGTGACGGTGCCGACCTTGTTTCCGTCGGCTTCGATCACCCATTCGTCGCCCCACGAGAGGAGACTCTTGGTGGCCGTGATTTCGCTTGCGTTGTTGATCGCGTCAAGTGTGGCTTGCGAGTCGGCCGTGTCGGTGGTGGGTGTTGCGGTTGGTGTGTTAGCGCATCCGGCGGCGGTTACCGCGAGCGCGAGGGTTGTGGCCAGTGTGGCGAGGCGACGCGTGAGGGCGTTCATACTGTTGTTTCCTTTTCGTGGTTTTGTCGTTGTTGAGTGACTGTCGGCGGCCACGAGTGCTTCTTGTGTTCCCCGTGGCTGCCGACTGTTGGTTGCGTTATCGGATATGGTTTGTGTGTTACGCGCGTGCCCACCATGCGCGGGTGCGTGCGAGGATGCCGGTGTGGCGCTCGCTTTTCTTGTCGTCCTCATCGCGCGTGTAGGAGCGGGTGTCGGGGAAGGTGAGGATTGTCATTTCCTCGCCGAGGTATTCGCCGACGGTGCGCTCAGCCTCGTCTACGATGCGTTTGTATTCGTCGCTGAGGTTTGCTCGCCACGCTTGGAACAGCGCTTCGTCTGTGAAGGCGATGATGCCGCCGCAGATGGCGAGCGTACTCATGTGGAAGTCTGCGTCCCACGTTATGTACGCGTGGCCGTCACTGGTGATGATGTGGCCGCTCGTGTCGAGGGCAATATCCTTGTCGTACAGTTGTCCGTATCCGACGCTGCCCGCGTTAGCGTAAGCGGCTTCGTTGCTGAGGAGGTATTTGCCTCCCAGGAGGCGGTAGCTGCTTCCGTAGTGTCCGTTCTCATCGAAGTAAATCTTTGTGGCGCTGACGTCCGCCGCGTCAACGGTGATGAAGTCGGCGGGAACGTCCTCGCCTTCGGAACAGGTCGCGTCCGTCCCAATAATTGAGGCGAACGGGGGTTGTGGTGGTGCCGATGTTGAGGTGGGAGTTTTTGATGTCCTCCCAAACCTTGTCTGCGCTGCGTGTCATGGTATTTCTCCTTTGTTGGGGCGCCTGATTGTCTGGCGTTAGTGTATCACGTTTACGCGTTTTGTGTCTACATGTGTGGATGTGTTGTGTTGTGGTATGCGCATGTGGAAAACCCCGGACCAGGTGAGTTTCTGGTCCGGGGTTTTTGTGTTGTTCACGTTGCGTTTTAGAGTTGTAGGGGTGCGTCAATGATGAGGGGCGCGTCCCATGTTGGTGTGGCCGCGCTCTCTGTGGTATTTGCGCGCTCTTGGGCGCTGTTGGTTGTGGGGGCTTCTCCTGTTACGGGTACTGGCTTGTTGTTTGGTTCTTCTTGTGGTTCTGTTGGTTGTTCCCAGGGGGCGAGTTTGCGTGTGGTGCCGTCCGCGCGACGCGCGGTGTGTGGCGTGCTGGTTGCGCGGCTGGTGTGGGTTGGTGCGCTGTCGTTTACTGTGGCGGTGGGCGTTGCGGTGGGTGCGGGTGGTATCGCGCCCTCGTTGACGTTGCTGCCGTTGTCGGCGCTGTATGCGTCGCTGCTGTCCGCGCTATCGTCGCCCTCGCCGCTGGTCGCGTTGTCGTCTGCGTTGTCGTGTGGTGTGGTTTCGTGCCTGGCGAGTCCGAGGGCGAGGGTGTGGAGTGCGGCGGCGTGTTCTTGGATGGCGAGGCTTGCGCGTTCCATGTCGCCCTTGGCGCGTGCGTCTGCTTGCGCGTCGTTGATAATGGTGTCTGCCTGCGTGCGCGCGTCGTTGATGATGCGTTCTGCTTCCTGTTTCGCGTCCTGAATGATGGTGTCGGCTTGTTCGCGTGCTTGTTGGAGTGCTTTTTCGAGGGTGGCGGTAATGCCGTCGAGCGGGTTGTGCGCCGTTTCGTTGCTGTTCATGCTGTTTCCTTTTCTTACGTTCTTGCTGTTTGTTTGTGTGATGTGGCTGCGCCGCCGCGACCGTTTGTGTTGGTCGGGCGGCGCATGATGTGGTGGACCCTTTTGTTTAATTGAACTGTGCGGGGTCCGCCGTAACTCGTGTCAGTTGCTTAATTGTTCGCCCCTCACGTTTGGCGATCATTTCGCGCGCGATGATGGTCGCGTACTTCCACGTCCAGTTGAGGAAGTCTTGCTCCTCCTGTGGCTTGTTCTCGTCAAGGAAGATAGTGTACGCTCCACGGAACCTGCGGTAATCGTTCTCTCCTCGCTTGGTGGCGGCTTCTGTAAGAGGCCACCCGTATGCGCGTGATTCCACGCCTGGGTTGAGTGTCGCATCCTCTAGGGAGAGCGTTGTCTGCGTGTACACGTCGAACGCGCGCTCGTAGCCGATTTCGCAGGCGGTAATGTGGTTGCCCCACGGCTGAGAGAGGTGCTTGCCGAGTTCCAGGAGTGTGATCGGCTGCACGGTGTCGCGCGTAAAGTAGAACGAGGTGAACGCGGTGCGGCTCATTGCCGCATATTCCCATGCGATCTGTTCTGCTGCCGCGTTGCCGTCTTTTTCGAGTCCGTGCGCGCGCCGGGGGCTTGCGATAGTGAACGGCTTATTGTCTAGCTCCCAGCCTGTTGGGAGGAGACGGTCGAGATGGTAGGAGACCGCTTGGTAGAGGGCGTCCTGCCAGTTCCAACAGCCCGAGATTCCGCCCGCCATGAAGAGGTCGATGTGGTGGGGGAGCTGTTCGCGGTTAATGGTGTCTGGCGTGAAGAGGATGGATGTCCTGCTGCGCTGCGTGTCGTTCACTGTTTTCTCTGTATTGCCGGTCATTGCTTTCGCTTTCTTTCTGTTAATGACTGTTGTTTAGATGAGGTCCGAGAGGGTGACCTTCTGGATGGTGACGGTTTCGTCGTCCATGTCTGTGTCGTTGGCGGTCGCCTGAGCCGTTTCGTCGCCGCTGGTGTTCGCTTGGTCGAGACCGTCATGATCGTCCGCGTCTGTGGCGGGCGGTGGGGGTGGTGGCATGAGTGGCGTATTGTCCGCGAACGCTGGGCGTGTTTCCGTGTTGGTTGCTGTCTCGCCGCCCTCGTGGTCGCCGTTCGCCGCACTGGTGTCGTGTTCTGTGTTCTCGTGGCGCACGCGCATGGCGGTACACGTTGGGGTGAGCTTGGTGACGGTGGTGGTGTCGCCCTCGTCGCTGACTGCTGCGTCCCACGTGTTGTTGATGTGGTCGCCGACGGCGATCATGATGTTTGCGGCTGCTTTGGTTGCGAGCGCGGCTGCTAGTGCGATGAACGCGAACGGCCACGCGAGGGCTAGTGTTGCTGCTGTAGAGAGTAGCTTACGTCTGCGCGCCGTGCTTGCGCGGGCTGCGGCGTAATTGAAGCCCGCCCACCACATGATAACGCTGATGATATATAGGAAAATGCCAATGGTATTCATGGTGTAATAATAGCTGGCGTGACTCTCGTTTGTCATGTGTTCGTGGCGTTTTGGCGTTTCTTGTTGATGTGTGTATATTGGTATATGAGTATGAAAATTGACATGTCACCGCGTGCGCCCTATTCGTGGGCGCGAGTGGTACGTTGCTGCTCTGCGTGAAGGCGGGGTAGCTGTGGCGGCGCGTGTTTGGTGGCATGGGAAGGGTTTTGTAGACGATGACGGTAACTGACGGCGGTAGCGTGGGCGGCTCCTGGTCGTTGGGGCGCGTGTGGGCGTTCCTTGGTGAGTTTGTAGACGGTGTGGGGGCTGCGCGTGAGCGCGTATCTGCTCCCGCTGGTGACGTGACGGGCGGCAGTGATTATGAGGCGGCGGTTCTTGTGGATACGTTGCTTCGTGATAGTGGTGTGTCGCACGCAGCTAACACGGTGTTGGGGCGCGCGTTTGGTGTGAGTGAGCGGTCGGTTCGTGACCGTCGTAAGGCTGTGGCGCGCAGGTACCCGGAGTTTTTTGAGGCTGCTGCGCGCGTGCCGGGGCGTGTTGTTGCTGACGCGTGGGAGCGTACCGCTGGCGTTGATGATGCTCCTGCTATCCCGGCTGCTGCGCCTGTTGTCCTGGCTGCTGCGCCTGCCAGTTCCGCCGCTGTTGCTTCTCCCGCGCTCCCGGCTCCTGGTGCTGCTTCTGACGCGTGGGCGGTTGGTGAGACGCACGTTGACACTGGTTCGTCCTGGTTTATGGACGAGGCGGGCGAGGTGGCGGCGCCGCCAGGTGTTACGGTCGCCGCACACAGTGAGAATGTCGGTGAGGGAGCGGGCGTGGGCCTTGACCTTGCGGGCGAACATAGCGGCTCGAACGCGAGCGCTACTGTCGGCGCGTCCGGCGTGAGTGCGGAGGTGTTGGCTGACAGGGCTAGGCGCGCGTTGAAAGAGGCGCACGATGCTGCTACCGAGTTGGCCGCATCCAAGCTGGGCGTGTCACCGGAAGCGGTGACACCGTACCGTGCGTCGCTGCGCATCCCTGAGATGGATGGTTCGTGGCTGAAAATCAACATTGACCCGTCCCAAGTGGCCCTGGAACAGGGTGAGCGTGTTGCGTTTGAGACGCTGCGCGCTGACATGGACAAGTACGCGGACGAATACAAGAGGACACACGAGGGCGCAGCGGGTGCGGGCGGCGCTTACGCGGATGGGACGCTGGTTGTGGCGCTCGCGGACTTCCAGACCGGCAAGACGGACGTTCACGGTGGCACGGTGAACCTGTATAAGAGGGTTCGTAGCGTGTACGCGCAAATGGAAGCCGAACTTCCCCGCTACCGGACAATTATTGCCGCCGACCTGGGTGACATTATCGAAAACTTTATGAATGTGGGGTCGCAGCGCCAGTCCAACGACCTGAACCTCACTGACCAGCTAGAGGCGGCGATTAGTCTCATCTGGGAGGGGCTGCGTGTCCTCCATTCCAAGTGCGACAACCTCATTTACGTGGCCGTCCCCTCTAATCACTGTGAGGTGCGCACGGGCGTCGGAAACAAAAACCGCGCATCCAGCGTCCTATCGGACGACTATGGTATTCACGTGCAGCGTCAGATCAGGCGCATGGCTGAAATGCGGCCAGACGTATACGGTAACATGTCGTTCGTGTGCCCATCCGACTACGACGCGGCCTGCACAGTCAAGCCCAGTGCGGACGATAAGAGTGTCCTGTTTTTTGAGCACGGACACGTGGGCGGCGGCGCGAGCCAGGCGAAAATGCGTCAGCATGTGAAAAACATGCAGGCGGGGCGTATCGCCTACGCGCACATGGCGAACATTTTCGTCCACGGCCATTATCACACGCCGGAAATGTACCTGGTGGGAGATAAGACGTGGGTGGTGGGCGTGTCGTCCATTGACTCGGGTTCCTCGTGGTTCACTAACATGTCGGGTGAGAGCGCGCCGAGCGCCGTCACGTCGTTCGTCGCTAAGGACGGGATGGTGCGCGACATGCGTCTGTGGACACCCGCCGACGGCGTTGGGTTGGATGACGTGGCGGATGGTGCGCGCACGAGCCTGTTTGTTCCCGGTGAGGGCGGTATGATGGTGAACGCGTCCGCGTCCGTGGAAGTGGATACGAACGGCTTGGTGCCCGCGCGTGTGGATGAGCTGTTGGATGGTGGGTTGCGCGGCTAGTAAACGCGTGCGGCTCACGTTGGCGGTTGGAGAACGCTCATTGTCAGCGTGGGCGTAGCAAGGCCCCGGAACCGTTTACCCCACGATGGGGCGGTTCCGGGGCTTTTGTTGTTTCGTCGCCGCCGCGTTGTGCGGGGGTTAGTTCGCGGCGGCGATATACTCGTTGAGGGGGTAACCTGCCGGTGTTTTAGCTTGCTGTAGTTGTGCTATTGTGTGTTATAGTTTAATGGGCACAGAGAGGAGGGGGTGAGGCGCGATGTTTGACGCGGTGAAGGTCGCGCTCGACCCTACTCCCGCGCAGGAGCGTCGGCTCGCGTCTCATGCTGGTGGCGCTCGTTTCGCGTATAACGCGATGCTTGCTCGCGTGAAGGCCGCGTTTGATGCGGGGGAGAGCATAGATCAGTCGTTCTATGCACTGCGCAAGCAGTGGAACATGGACAAAGATACCCTGGCTGTCGATGCGGATGGTGAACCGTGGTGGTAGGAGAACTCCAAGGAGGCGTACAGCTACGGGGTGGAGTCTCTTGCGAAGGGCTTGTCTAACTGGTCGAAAAGCCGAAAGGGCGACCGTAAAGGACGTAGGGTTGGTTTCCCGAATTTTAAGTCAAAGAATAAGGAAACGCCTAAGTTCGCGTACACGGCTGGCGGGTTTGGCCTGATTGATGGCGACCCGAAAGCTCTACGTCTACCGAAGATCGGCCGGGTTCATTGCATGGAGAACGTCGCCGAACGCGTGGGCGACGCGAAAGTTCTGCGTATGACCATTTCGCAGCGTGCGGGGCGCTGGTACGCGTCCTTGACGGTTGAGCGCGAGGAGCCTGTGGTGAAGAGCGCTCCGAAGGGCGGCGCTGTTGGCGTTGATTTGGGTGTGAAGCATCTCGCTACTCTGTCAGATGGGACTGTCGTGGAAAACCCGCGTTACCTGCGTAAGTCTGAGCGGAAACTCAAGAAAGCGCAGCAAGCGCTCAGTCGAAAAACCAAAGGCTCGAACCGCCGCGCCAAGGCTCGTGCGAAGGTGGCGCATCTCCATGCGCGTGTGGCGAACCAGCGTAGTGATGCGATGCACAAGCTCACAACTCGGCTCGCGCGGGAGTACTCGGACATTAGCATCGAGGACTTGAACGTTTCCGGCATGGTGAAGAACCGCCATCTCGCCAAGTCGGTAAGTGACGCGGCGTTTGGTGAGTTTCGCCGCCAGTTGGAATACAAGACGGCTCGCAGTGGCGCGCGACTGCATGTCGTGGACCGCTGGTATCGTAGTAGCAAAACATGCTCGAAGTGTGGGAGTGTGAAAGCCAAGCTCTCCCTGTCCGAGCGAACCTACACGTGTGAGGGTTGCGGTCTTGTTTTGGACCGTGACTTGAACGCGGCAATAAACATTTGTGTCGCCGGGAGTGCCCCGGAGACCCTAAACGCGCATGGAGAGACTGTAAGTCGAAACCGCCCATCTGGGCATGTGGCGCTAGACTCTGTGAAGTGCGAACCAAGCGTGCGCGAAAGCGCTGTGAGACTTGGAGCGGATAGTCGCAAGACTGTCCTGCAAACAAACTAGAACAAAGTTAGTTTGTAACGGAGGCAGGTCGAACGTCCACGCGCCGCTCTTGGTCTTGGTGAGCTGGAACATGTCGGCCAGCTCGCGGATGCGCTGATTCGTGTCCATGAGTATTGTTCCTTTTCCGTTCGGTTTAGTTCATGTAGGTTGCAAGATCGTTGTCAGCGGGTGTTGTCGCTGTTGAGGAGCTGCGCGGCCTGCGCCGTGTAGTCCTCGGCTAGTCGCCGGTATATGCCAACCATGTGGTTGTTGGGGTTGATTGGGATACGATACTCTCCATTGGACTCATTGAAGTTGAGGAACGCGAGAGCGCTCATGGTCTCGTGTTTGTTGGCGCGCACGGTTTCTCTGTCGTTGTCCGTTGTCTCATCGAGGAGGATGCGGGTGACGGCGTTCATCCATTCGCTTACGCACTCGTCGTCAAGTTGGTTGCCGGGAGCGCCGTTAAGGCCGAGGAATGGCTGTCCACTGTAGTAGTTCTCTGTGTAGTAGATGATGTACGCGCCGTCGCGGTGTCGCAGTCGGAGGTATTCGCGTTGCCACTGCGACTGTGGCGCGTTCTTGTAGGCTCGTCGTAGGGCAACGAGGAGCGCGTATGCGTTTCGGGCTGCGGCGGCCCGGTACAGGATGTCGGTAACGTTCTCGTTCGTCGCGTTCATGGTTTCGTCGTCTCCCTGTTCGCCGTACTTGTTCGTTCATTTTCTATTTTCGATTGTATCACGATTGCGCGCCGGGCGTGTACGTGATGCGGAGCGTGTTGTTATTCGCTTCTTGCGGCACTTTCGTTGAGGGGCATCACGCGGAGGAGGTCAACGATCTCGGTGACGGCGTTCTCGTAGCGGGCTTTTTCTGCCCAGTCGAGGCCGTTCATGGCGTCCTCGTATGCGCCGTTTTCGACGAGCGTGTTGTACGCGGTCTGTAGCGCCTTTCGGGCTGCTGTGCGCGCTTTCGTGTTTGCGTATGCGCGGTTGTTCGCCGCCTTCTCACGTTCAATGAATGGGCTTGTGTTGGTCATTGGTGTTTCCCTTTCCTTCGTTTTCTGATGTCATGTTGTCATTCTTGCGTGTCGGGCGTTTCACCGTATGCTGGTACGCTGCGGTTCCCGTTGGCGAGGAGCGTGGCGGCTTTTGCCGTGTATCGTTCTGCCTTTTCGCGTGCTTCCGCTAGTTGCTCGTCGGTGGGATTGAGCGGGTAGAACGTTTCGTATGCGATGGGGCCGTTGAAGTGGCAGGCTCCCGCGAAACCCCTCGTGGAAACGTGGTCGTCCTCGATGAAGATTTCCCGGATGGCGTCAGCGTAGTCGTCGATGCCCCACTTGTGTGGATTGATCTGCTGCCACTCGTCAACTGTCACGTATGCTTCGGGGAGGTCACTATTGAACACGATTTGTGCGCCACGTTCGATGAGGTTGTTAATGGCCTCTTGTTCGTCGGGTGATGCGAGTTCGTATTCGCGGCGTAGCTGCTCTAGGGTGTGGAGCGCGTACTGTGCGGTGGCCGCGTCGTACAGTGCGTCCGCCGTGTTCTCGTTGATGGGGGTGTTGGTGTTCATTTACGGACCTCCTCGGCGGCGTGTCTTAGCGGGCGTAGGTTGATTGTAGGGTTCCCTCGTTGCTTCCTTCGCAGATGTGCAGGACACGCCAAATTTCGTTGATGTTACCCCTGGCGAAGTAGCTGATGATGTCGAGCACTTCTTGGGTGCGGGCGTTAGCTTCTCGCATTGCTACGGTGACGAACATGTACCTGTCGCCTGGTCCGCCGACCTCGATGGAAGCGACGTACCTGTTGTCAACAATCACGTCGTGCGCGCCTTTGGCGGCGTTGTAGGATGCGTAGCACCTGTCGGACGCGCGATAGTCGCCGGTCCCGCCCGATGCGATGTAGCGGCACATGTTGTCGATGTTGCGCATTGTTGTGTTCTTTCTGTGAAGCGCTCATCCGCCGATCAGTGATGTGTTGATCGGCGGATGAGAGCTGGTTTATCAGACGTGGAGGGTGACGGAGGGAGCGCCGCCGAGCGCCTTTACGAAGTTGGGGGACACAACGTCGCCCCGTTCGATTCCGGCCGCAAGCAGGGCCTGAGCCGTAATCATCGAGACCACGTAAACGCGGCCCGGAACGGCGGGCATGTCAATGGCTTCGCCCGTCTCCTCGTCAACGACGCGGCCGGTGTATTCGAGGTCGTAAACGGGCACTCCGTCAACAAACTCAACAGGCTCGGAGGAAAACACCTCTTCGGCGCGAGCGGAACCGGACGACTCGATAGCAAGGTCGCCCATGCCGTCACGCTTGAACACAACGGGGTGAGGGGTGAGGTTAACGATTTCGTTAATCTCGTTGAAGTCGGGAATGGCGATGTTGGCGATGTCGCCGCCGAACGACATGTTCCCATCGCCCTTGAACTTGGCGAGACCGCCAAGAATGAGGGCCGGTCCTTCGCGGTGGTCAATGGGTCCGGGGACGAGCACCTGATCGCGCAGCTCGGGGAGCGCCCATGCCGTCACGGCCGGGATGAGGGCGCGCTCGCCCTCGCTGACCTTAACGTCTCGGGTCGGCTGGGCGGTAGTGTGCTTGGTGATGACCTTGACGCCCGCGAGTGCGCCGGTGGTGGGCGTTGCCTCGGAGACGATGTTGGACTGGAGGAAGGCGGGGCCGCCGTCCTCGTTGCCGATGATTGCGCCATCGGCGAACCTGGTCGGGAAGCTCATGAAGCCCTTGATGGAGGTGTTCGACATGGTGTTTCTTCTTTCTGTGGTTGTTGCCCGGTGGATGTTTCGTTTGTTGCCGGGGCTGGTTGGTTTGTTTTTCGTTGGCGGTTTGTTTCCCGCCGACAACATGTAGTCTACACGTGTAGATGCGCTCGCGCAAGTTGGAAACCGTGTTTTGTGGCGCAGGATACTTTTGGCGTGGTGTGGTGAACGCCTAGCGGAAACCCCGCCACCGTCCTGCTTAGAGTCGTAGTGGCGGGGCTGTTGCTTTCTGGCCGTGCCCGTTAGATAAGTGGCGCATATCCATCAATCATCTTCTGGATGTACGGCTTGATTCCGCGCCCCTCGTTCTCAAAGTACCAGGCGGCGTACTCGTCAATAATGTCGCTGACGAGTGTGTCGATTGCGGCCTGTTCTGCTTTGGCGCGGTCGCTGGGATACATTAACCAGACGGCGACGCTGTTCTCGTTGTTGGCTTTCTCTGCGGTCTCGTACTCGTCGTACTCGTCAAAGAACACCATGTCGGGGAAGATAGCGGCTTCGATGTCGCGCGTGAACTGCTCCACGTCATTGATCGGGCTACCCAGCCAAAAGCTTTCGCAGTCGTAATCGCACCCGTTGACGACGTGCTTTGTCTCGTAGGCGCGGCCGTCACTCATTTCAACGCTGAACGAGATTTTGTGGCGCTTGTAGGTGACGTGGTGGAAGATGGCGGAGCACTCTTCTTCGCCGCCAATGGTGTCGTACCACTCTTTGATCTTGCGGCACTTGGTGACTGTGATCTTCACGGCTGTCCTCTTTCCCTTGCTTGTGCGTTTCACGCGTCTTGTTGTGCTTCTTTTCTGCTCTCGTTGTATCATGAGCTGGGACGTTTGGCGTGCGACGTTTTTCGGCGATGAGCGGCGGGGCGCTGTATGCAAATGACGTTCACGCATGGTAGAATGGTCCTGTTGGCTCGCCGGGGTGGCGGGCTGGAAAGCGGAAGGAAAAAGCAATGGCTATCGTGAACGCACAGTGGAATGGTGAAGGTTTTGTACTGTCTGAGGATGAGCTTGTTCGCCTCCTCGAAAGTGACATGGAGCTGACCGCGCTAGAGTGCGGTGGTGTCGATAATTGGGATTATCGCGGTGAAGCGTGTTGCGATTATCTGGACGCGGTGGGTTTTGATGATTTCGAGGATGCTGCCCGCGATGCTGTAGCTGCACTAAAGGGTGGTGTAGACGCCGAGTGAGCGCCCGGTGTCGGGTTCTTTTGTTGGGGCGGGTGTGCCTGGTGAGTGGGTGCGCCCGCCCGTCCTGTTTGCGTGTTTGCTGCGCGCCGTGAACGATACTTATGGTATAGTTGGGTGTGTTCGCGTGCTGAACGCTTTATTGACAGCGCGAGCGGAAAGTAAACAAGGGACTAGCCGATAGAGGGGATGACCGCATGAGCGTCACGGCTGTGGATGAGTTGCGTCGCGTGTGGGGTGGGGTGCGCGTGGATGATGTGTGCGCTGTTGATCGCGTGCTGCGTACCGGCGCGGAGCTTAACCGCTCTCCCGTGGAGACGGCTTCTTGTGTGTTTGCTTCTGACCCGTCGCTGAGGCGCGTCGCGGCCGGGCGGCTTAACCTCCCCGGCATGTTTGTGGACGTTCTTGCGGGTGATAGCAACGAGGGTGTTGTTGTGGCTCTTTTGCGTGCGCACGCTGATCGGGTGGGTGATGAGGCGTTGGCTGAGATTATCCGCTGGCGTCGCCTGCGGGTGACGAAGGTGCTGGTAGAGAACCGTCTGCTCACTGACTGGCAGATCAGCGTGATGGGTATTGATCTGATGCGCGACCCGGAGGATTATGAGCGGATGCGTCCGTGGGAGCGTGAGAGCGCTGGCCCGTTCGAGAAGGGCGACAAGCTGGTTGCGCGCTCTAAGTGCCCGATTGAACGCGGGTGACCCGGTTTCCGCTGGCACGCTAGAGGAACTTGTGGCGCGCCACGGTGGCAGGGTTGCCATGTGGTGCGTGAAACATGCTGACGATTATGCGCTCAGTGATGCGGTGTTGACTGCCGTGAGGGTGAGCGAGGACGCGGCTCTTGCCGCCGTGGCGCGCGAGGAGACGATGCCTGACCGCGTTCTGTTGGCGGCTATGGGCGAGTGGGAGAGCGCCGCCGTGAAGATCGCCCGCGACAGTGTGGGTTTGCGTCCGTCTGTGCGTAACCGTCTGATGGGTGATGATCGGGGTAAGGTGTTGGCGGCGTTCGCGTCCCGCGCGGACGTGTCGGATGCTGAACTGACACTGCTCGTATCCCGGAGCCAGAGTGTTGCTCGTAGTGTTGTGCTCAGGGATGCGCCGCTCAGTGAGAGCGCTTTGCTCGCGGTCGTGAACGCGTTGGATGATGTGTCGCCCGTGTTGTCGCGTGCCGATGTGACGCCACGCGTGTTGGCTGCGGCGTGTGAGCGGGTGGACGCGGATGGGGCGCGCCGTGTCGCTCGGCGCGGAAGCGTGGACGTGGCGGTTGCGGCTGGGTTGGCTCGTAACCCGTGGCCGAGTGTGCGCGCTATCGCCGCGAAGCTGGCAGATGTGCCCGCTGACGTGGTGGACAAGCTGGCGGCTGATGGTGATGATGAGGTGCGGGAGGCTGTCGCCGCCCGTGCGGACCTGTCGCGTGAGGTGGCGCGTAAGCTGTGGGAGGGCGCGTTGCCAGGTTCTCGCACGCGCGAGTTGCTGTCGAAGAATGAGTGCGTGAGCGCGGCGTGGATGGTTGGCTACGCGGGTGAGATGTGCACGTATGAGCTTACTCATTTTGTGACGCGCGGCGGCGATGGCGTGGACGCGCTGTGTGAGGCCGCTGCCCGCGAGTGCGGGGAGGAGACGCGCACGTGGCTCGCGTCGTGGACTGGCGTGCCGGAGGCCGCTGCCAGGGTGTTGGCGGGGGATAAGGTGTGGAGTGTGCGTCGCGCGCTCGCCGATAACGCGAGCGTGCCCGGTGACGTGCTGGCTGCGCTGGCGCAGGATGCGGACAGGCGCGTGTCAGAGCGCGCGGAACTGTCGCAAGCATATGTGCGCGCCGTGCGCGACCATAACGGGGACGATGCGACGCTGTATCGGTTGAAGGCGGAGCGCGCTGCCCGCCTCGCTGATGAGCGTATATGACGGCTGAGGTTTTCGTTGCTATTGGCCATATAGCTGGTGTTGAGTGTATTTTGGGAGGGCGTGTTGGCTAAAAACCAGACGTACAGGGCGTTTGCTGCGCGCCCGTCTCACGTCCTAGACTTGAACGGTGAGCTACTAGATAGCGCTCGTATTTTGGTGTCTCTTGCGTCTGAGGTGCGAGACATTTCTAGTTACGCGACATTCGTGGTCCGTAACGACGTTGAGCTTGGGGACGAGTTGGCGCGTGTTGCCGCTACCCAACCTACGACGGCTGGTCGCAGGGCTGGCGTAACTATGCCCGACTTTCTAGTGTCGGGTAAAAGTGGTAGGTCGCGTAAAGAGTTCCTGGTTCAGCATCGTGTGGTCACTGAGTTTCGTTCCTGGCAAGAAAGAGACAAGGCCGCGAATGGTGAGAGTTCTAAGTATGTTTCTCGTGGGTGGAAGCGCACTGTAGATGCGTCTGCTCCGTCGTATGGTGAAGATTACGTGAACCTCGGCGCAGTGGATAAGTGTTACGCAGCCGTCGAGAATAACCCGTTTACCGACGGCGAGATTATCCTGAAAATGGTTATTCAAGGCGCATGGTATCGTCTGATCTTCAATTTCGATAACAAGCGGTTCACTGAGGGCAAGGTTACTCTACCTGTCATTAAAGTTGAGAACGGTCAGCCGGTGTTCATTTTCACGGTTGTGACGGATAATCCTGTCGTCCAGTTTTCGGGAGACTATGTTGTTGGCGTGGACGTGGGAATCAACAACTACGCTACTGTTGTGGTGCGCGACGTTAAGACCGGGCGGATAGCCCATGAGACGACACTCTCCCAGCGGGTTCATTCACTATGGAACAGTGTTCAAGCGTCTGAGTTTCAGGTTCGCGACCTGAGAAAGAAGGCCGCGACGCTGCTTCGTGACCGTCAAGCCAGAATGTCGGCGTTGGATGAGGCGCAGTTCCACCGCGAGGCCGCGTCCCGGAAGAAACGTGAGCTGGCGATTCTCGCCGCACAAGAGATAGCCTACTTGTCCCACGCGTGGGGGAACGCCGTCGTGGCAGTAGAAGATCTAGGCTGGGTCAGTAACACGATGAGCAGCGGCAGGTGGAACCGAGGCGCACTTGTGCAGTGGCTCACCCACTACGTCACTCAGAATGGCGGGTGGGTCGTGGCCGTGAATCCGGCTAACACATCGCAACTGTGCCACGCGTGCGGCCAGCGAGTTACACACCCCACGCACAAGGATTCGGTCTGCCCCGAGCATGGGATAATGGATCGGGATGTGAACGCTGCGGCCAACATCGCTGGTAGAGCCGTGCCGCGTGTGGTTAAGGCGCGTGCGACACGCGCGAAAAACCGCAAACTACAGCAACAAGCCCAGCTCAGGACGCCGCCTGCCAGGGCTTCGTTGAAGCATCCGGGTAGGGATAGGACGAAAAACAAGCCTACTCCGAGAAGGAAGAAGAACCGTCGAGCTTTCGGGGAGGTGATTCTTCCTTTACGCCCCGCTAGGGCACAAGCGCCATGCTTGGACACCAGGGTACTAGCGGACGGAGGCACGTTGCGTGCCTCCGGGACCAGTTGGGCGGCGCTCAAACGGGGAAACGTGGCCTACAAGTGTAGGTTATGCAGCCTTATTTGATACCGTGCGCGCTACTCGTGAGCGCGTGGAGCGTGACATACAAGCTCGTTTCGATGCGGTTCGTGAGCGCGCGGAGCGCGGCGCTCGTGAGCGTTTTGGGTCGAACTATTCGGAATTTCCGAACAGTTCCCGCCGTCGGGGTGCGGCTCGCGACTGGACTGGCTCACGCGGCGGCGTAGCGCCCGGTAACAAGCCGATTGTTTTCATGACTGAGGATGAGATGGTGGAGCTTGCGTCCAACCCTGGATTGAGCTACAAGGACCAAAATTCGCTCGTGGTTTTCGGTGGCGAGCGCGTCCACATGGCGCTGGCGGGGCGTGACGATTTGTGCGAGGACGCTCAAATGGCGCTCGTGGTACACGGTGATGGGCGTGCTCAGGTTGCGTTGGCGCGTCGCCGTTCGTTGAGTGAGCGAGTACAGGTCGCGTTGGCGGTTCATGGTGATTCTGCCGCCCGGCGCGAATTATCGCGGCGTTTCGATTTGTGTAACCATGCGCGTCGCGTGTTGTCCTGACAGGTTCGCGGCGCTGTGTGGTGTGGTTCTCGCCGATTGTGGTTGCGCCGCCCGCCCTGCGCGTGGTATTCTTATACACGTGAACGGGCAGGCGGTTCCAACGGAACGGATACGCTAACCTCGAACACAAGAAATACCAACCCAGTCACACCAGCCATTAAGGAGTACGATCATGGAACAGAACAGCAACTTCCCTACGTGGAAGGACGCGCTGCGTATCGCTAAGGAGCTTCAGCGCGAGTACAAGCTCCCGATCTTCGCGATGACTTTCCGTGGGTCGTGCTCGTGTTGCGCGTCGCCCGCAGACTTTAACAAAGAGGCATACCTGACTAAGGATGTCGCCGAGATGGATGGGGTAGACATTGACTCATACGTGGTGTTGAAGAACTCGTGTAACGGTGGGGGCGAGGCTCGCTTCTACCACACGGAGACCATCGTGAACGGCGGCAAGACGAAGCGTCGTCGCATCTGGGACGACTTTGGTACGCTGACTGGTGGTCATGATGCTGGTGGTGACCAGTATGTCATGTACAAACTGTCGGAGTCGTTCACGGCGAGCGACCTGTGTGACCTGCTGACCCGGTTTGTTGACGGTCTGAATGAGGCCGCCGGTTTTGAGGCATACGCTCTTGTGCTGCCCGATGATGAGTCGGAGTGCGCTCAGATTGTTTACGCCTGATCTGCGAGCCGCATAGCTTGCGGTTTTCTCCCCCTCTTGCGGGTGTTGTTGGGATTGTTCCCGCGCTCCCGCGAGAGGGGGTTTGTTTCGTGGTGGGTTGTGGTGTAGTGCGTTTTTGTCTCGCGCACGCATGGTTTTCGTGCTAGTATGGGAATTGTTACGAGACGACGTTGAAAAGGAGAGCTGTCATGATGGACGTTTCGACTATGCGCTACCAGGATTGGGAACTGTGGGACGTTCTTCCCGAGGGGTCTCCTTACCGTGAGCTTGTTCTGAATGATGAGGGCGATAACCGTCCTGAGCTTCTTCTGGCGGTCGCGTCGATGGACGTTGAGGATATGCTGGTGTCGGCCGTGGTGGCTGCTGGCGCTCTTTGGGAGGAAGGTGCGGAAGGCGATGATGCTGAGAACCTAGAGCGTACTCTGGTGCTTTTTGCTGCGAGCGACATGTCGAAGGTTCGCGAGGCTGTGGGGCGCGTGCGCGGATTGCCTGCTAAGGCTTTCGCTGCTCTGGTACAGGGCAGTCGCCGCGTGCGTGATAATGCGCTGACCTTTGTCGCTATGCAGGATGACGTTGACGGCGATGTTCTGCATCTTGCCGCCGTGTGGGGGAACGACTGGGCTAAGGATTTGGCGATCAAGCATCCGAACGTGTGTGAGGAGACGCTAGAGGCGATTGCGCAGGGTATTGGCCCTGTGGCTGCTAATGCGCGTCGTGAGCTTGATCGTCGTCGCGCTGATGCGAGGCGTGAGCTTGATCGTCGTCGCGGGGAGTAGGCGCAGTTAGGGGCGCTCTCTGGTCTTTCTGGGGCGGGTTCCGGTTCGCTGCCTTGCGATTATGGCGGGCGCGTGTGGCTGCGCGTCGCCCGCCGCTTTTGTGCCTTTCTTATAATTGCTTCAAATTTGATGAAAATTAGAAGCAAATGGAAGTTCGTGGGCGTGTGCGCTATTGCGGTTTTGTAGTAGTTGATGGCGTGCCCGGTGTGCTGACGGCGTGTTGGCGGCGTGCGCGCATGGGTTGAGGGGGCTGCATGTCTCGAACGTATAAGGATCGCAAGTGGACGCTGAGGGTGCGTGAGTCGGGGGAGTTTGTTCCTCGTCCGCGCGCGTATGGTCGCCGCGTGAGTGCTGCTGAGGTGCTGGCTGCGCTTGGTGGTGGTCGTGTGCGTGAAGCCACGTCTGCGGTTGGTGAGGTGGAGCGTGACAGTGAGGTTGCGCGCCTAGAGGCTGCGGGTTTTGATGTAACTGTGCGTGTGCGTGCGCCGCGTACTCTGGTTGGTTACAGGTGGGTGGACCGTTCCGGTAACATGTGGGATACGACCAAGGGTGAGCATGAGGGGCTTGTTGGTTTCGAGTTGGCTCGTGCTCGCGGTAGTGTTGTTGGGTTTGAGCGCGTGTTTTCGCTCCCGGTGTTTGAGGTTGTGGGCGTGAAGGACGTGTCCGCTGCTGGTGGCCGTGGGGGAAGCGAAAACGAGGCGGCAGAGGATGTTTCGTCTTGCGGCCTTGGCGCTGAGTGCGATGCTGAGTGTGGACTTGGCGCTGGCTCGCCTGAGTGTGGCGTTGGTTCATGCCAGGCGGATAACGCCGGTTGCCCGGTTGATGGTGGCGCTGATTGCGGCGAGTCTGCGTGTGGTGGCTGTCCGGCGACGTTCCCTGAGTCGTTGGATGGTGTTGACGGTGACTGCGCGGCCAACGCTGGCTGCTGCGCTGATGGTGACGACTCGTTGACGGTGGGTGAGGCTGTTCGCCTGTTGGGTGACGCTGCTGTGCGTGCGGCGCGTGAGCGTGGCGGCGAGCTGCGTGCGGCGTATGACGCGTTGTCTGACCCTGATTTCGCGTCCGGGTTGGATTGGCGGACGTTGCAGGACCGTGAGACGGGGCGTGTGCGTCGTAACATCAGGTGGGAGCGCGCGGGGTCGCGTCGCCGGGTGGAGCCTGCGCGCGAGCCTGTTCCGCGTTTGTCGTGGGACGGCGTTGAGGCGCGAGCTGCCGTGCGTCGAGTGCGTCATGAGGCGGCTCGCACGTTGGCGTCGTTGGCTCGCGCGGTAAACAGTGGCGTTGATCCGTTGGATGATGAGCGTATGTGACAATGCGGCGTCTGCCGTGTTTCTACCTGTTGGTTTGCGATATTGGTTGTTCGTGAACTAACTTACTGTTTGTTCTAGTTGGTTTCGGTTCGCGCGCCTGGCGTGCGTTTGTGTTTGTTGCGTGAGCGCGGGTGCGCGCGGGAGCCGGATGACAAGTCGTTTCTGTCGCGGATTGTGCGGCGGAATGAGATGAGAGGTGTGCCTTTTGGCAAAGATGAATACTATGAGTAAGATGCGTGCCGGTCGCGTGGCTGGCGCGGCGTTGGCGGCTTTCGCTGTGGGCGCGCCACTTGCGGCGGCTGGCGTGAACGCTGTGCAGCCGAATGGTCACGTGGGCGGCGTTGGAGCTGCTTACGCGGAAAAGAAGCCGGACACGATCCCGGTTGCGGCGTCGAACGAGTTTAACGCGTACGTGAAGGCAGGCGAGCAGCTATGGATTGACCCAGCCCTCAACAGTGGCGTGCAGGGGGTCACCGACCAGGACGGCAAGTCCGTTACTGCGGGCGCTGACGGCTACTACCCGGCGGCGAGCGTTGACGGCGTGTGGAAGATCGCTTACCGCCCTGTCACGGACGTGTCGGGCGAGATTAACGGCGGCGGCGACAAGGGTGACCAGGATTGGCATATGGGTGTTTACACTGGCGACGACAGGCATCCGGGCCGCCTGTGGGTCAAGCGCCTGCATTTGTCGCAGCGATTTGACGGAGGTTTTAGCGAGAGCACGCTCGGCACTAACGCTGGGACGCTCACCATGTACCCAGTGTCCTCGTCGGGCTACGTGTACAAGCTGGAATTGAAGGGCATTAACGGTATCGAGTCCGTTATCGCCGCCACATCCAGTGGCATCAACAAGGTGACGACCGTTGACGGTCAGACCGTGTACGAGCCGACCAACAAGTCCCTTGACACGTGGTACGTGGAGTGGGACAGTGGTTTGGACGCGTACGCGCCAGCGTCTCGTAAACTTAACACGAACAACTGGCTGCTCGGTGAGAACTACAATGAGTCGCCGTCAACGACTGTGTACAATATGTTCTTCGAGGAGCCGAGTGCTGATCTGCCCGAAACTATTGTCCCGAAGGTGAAAACCATCGCTGACGCTCATGTCGCGTGGGCGGGTGACACGCCCACGTCCGGTAACGGGTATGCGACGATCACCGGCCTAGACCCCGAGGTCACCTACGCGTTCGAGGCTGCCGGTAAGAGCCAGGAGTTCACCGGCTCCGACAGTGCGAAGGTCCGCGTAGAAGCCGGTGACAGCATTGAGAAGGTGAAGTGGAAACTCACTGCGAAGAGTCGTTCGCAGCTCCATATCATGCTGGACGACGTGGAGCGCCTGGGCGGTATTACGATCACGCAGATGAACGGGGGCACGGCCGGGGATGCGACCGTGTACTGGGATGACTCGAACCTGTCGCGCCCAACATTTGATTCTCGGCCCACGGGTGCGGCCAGTGCCCTAGATGGCGTGAATAGTGCGACGGAGGCGGGCGTTCACGGCTGGTATGGTGTCACCGACGCGCGCGCCAATAAGGTGGACGAGCGAGATTTCGGCGGCGGTAACGCGGCCACGTATGGTGATGGCCGTATTATTGACACGTGGGCGAACAGTGGTGAGAAGCGCGAGTGGGAGGGCGAGTTTGAGGTCAAGCAGCCCAACCCGCACATCTCGATTGTTAAGACGGTTCGCGAGCCGGAATATGCTGAGGGCGACACGCTTCACTGGGATTTCAAGGTCACGAATGACGGCGAAACCGTCTTGAATGACGTGAAGGTTGTTGAAGATGAGTACACGGGCACTAACCCGCTGACGGACGTGTCCTGCCCCAAGACGACCCTTGCTATCGGCGAGTCCATGATGTGCTCGGCGGCGTCGGTCGCGTCCGCACAGGACGTTGACGCCGACAAGATCGAGAACACGGCTCACCCCGAGGGTAACGATCCAGGCGGTAAGAGGGTGAAGGGTGACCCGTCTAAGGCCGTGACGACGCCGAAGCCGAAGCCGAAGCCAAACGAGGAGACGGGCGACCCGCACATCTCTATCGTTAAGACCGTGGATGAGCCGACCTACAAGGCTGGCGACACGCTCCACTGGCGTTTCAAGGTCACGAATGACGGTAAGGTTGACCTTGCCGACGTGACCGTGGTGGAGGACGAGTACACGGGTACCGGCAAGGTTGAGAACCTGTCCTGCCCCAAGACTGCGCTCGCCGTGGACGAGAGCATGGACTGCTCGGCAACGTCTGTCGCGTCCGATAAGGATGTGGAAGCCGGTAAGGTCGAGAACACGGCTCACCCGGAGGGTAACGATCCGAAGGGTAAGCGCGTGAAGGGTGACCCGTCGAAGGCTGTGACGAAGCCTGAGCCGAAGCCTCAGACTCCGCCTGCTCCGCAGGTGCCTAAGCCTGCTGCGAGCCTGCCGGTGACTGGTGCGAGCGCGGCCGCTCTTGTGGGTGGCGTGGCTCTGCTTGCTGGTGGTGGCGCTGCTGGTGTGGCTGCTGCGCGTCGTCGCGGTAAGTGACATGGTGATCGTGTGACGTAAGCTCCCCGCTGTGGGCGAGTGTGCGTGACGGTGAGGCGAGATATGCTCCCTGTGTGAGGGTGTATCTCGCCTCACTTGTTTTCTTTTCTGTGCGCATGTTGTATGTGCGTGTGGTATGATTGTTTCGTTAGGTAAGAGTGTGCGTCCGCCTGAGAGTGCGCGGGCGATTGTTAGTGGGAGGTTTTCTCATGGGTTCTTTCAGCTTTATGTATGCCGATGGTGGTAAGGAAAACCAGGCGAATATGGTTCCTGGTGATCGCGTGCGCCTGTTGGTGCCCGAGGTGTTTGGCGGTGGCTCCCTGGATGGTGTGTACGAAGACTACGGTGTTGTGTCTTTCTCGGATGGCATGTCCGTGGACCTTTATGAGCTTATTGCCATGTGGAACAGCGCCGAGCTGGTTGATGTCGCTGTTAATCTTCTGGGGCTTGATGAGGAGGAGGCGCGCGTTAAGTTTATGGGCGGTGCGTTTACGCGTTTTGCGCGCAATGTGGGTATCCGTATTGGTTGCTACGATGACGATATGGTGCGTTTGCAGTATCCGTTGCGCGTGGTGCCTGCTGATAACGTGTCCGTGTCTTATGAGACTGTTGGAGGTATTAGCGTCGTGGACCCGAATCAGGGTTTCTACGCGCGCCCGTGGGGTGACTACGACATGGGTGATTCGCTGGACGCGTACCTGGATGAGTTGCGTGCGCAGAGCGCGCGTGAGGGGCGCTCCCCTGTGGGTGACGTTGCTCTAACAGATGATGAACGCGCGAGCTTTGATGGCTTGCCGCGCCTGTTTCGTAAATTCTAGTTTCGCGCGGTGCGCGTGAGCGTCGCCTTGTCCTCTCTTTTGTGGGGGTGGGGCGGCGCTTTTTTGTGTGCGTTTTGTGGCTGCGCGAGTTGTGCTGTTACGTGGTGACGTGGTTCCGGTTCCATGTGGCGTGTGGGGCGCGTGGTGTTTTAGGTGCGTCGCGGTGTTTCGTGTGGGTGCTGTTGCTCCCCGTCTGTTCGGTGCCGGTGTGGCGCGTGTGTTTGTTTCTGTGTGGTGTGCGCTTGGTTGCCGCCGCGTGGACACGCTTTGTGCGTGTTTGTCGGTTGGGTGCGTTTCTGCGCCACCGTGGTTGTTGTATAACCGTGTTTATTAGTGGTTTCACCGTGTTTTTGACCGTTGTTAAATAGTGTTTATTTTTGGCGGTTTTGCGGGGTTTTCGGGCGTTTTGATGGGTGTGATATTGTTTGCTATTTTTGCGGAGTAACTTGACCTCTAGGTAAAGGATGGCAACCATATATGGTAGCAGATGGTAAGAGTGCGCCCCGTAAGGGCGCACGTCGTAACAGGTTTGCTCGCGCACTGTTCGCGTTTATGGCGACAGCAACAATCGCGGGGAGTGTTGTGGGCGCGGGTGGCGCGTCCCCCGCGTGGGCGGCTGATGCGGTTCAGCCTACGCCTGAAACGGTGCGCGCGCAAGGATACAACAAAGTAAGTTTCCGGGACGAGTTTGATGGCCCGAAGCTAGACACACGCAATTGGGGATACCAGTACTCGTGCTTCGACCCGAACGCAAAAACGCAAACACACTACACGGACAGTCCAGAGAATGTGAGCGTGTCCGGCGGTAACCTGCATTTGGTTGCCCGCTACTCCCCGACGAGGGAAAAGTGGAACAAGGACACTAGGCGTATGGAAACCGTGGACCGCACGTGTACGCGAACCGAGAACGGCAAGAAAATCGACTACGCCGCGCCGTTCACGTCTGCGATGGTCCAGACAAAAGACGACAAGGGGAACGTCAAGTACGCGGCGCAAGGCGATTTTTACGCCGAGGCGCGCATTAAGCTCCCCACTGGGCGCTCGTCGTGGTCTAGTTTCTGGATGACAGGCACTAAGGGTGGTTGGCCGAATAACGGCGAGATTGACGTGTTTGAGTCTAAAGGGTGGGACCCGTCCTACTTGCAGGCGAACACGCACACGCCGCGCGCCTCTAACCCGTCCAAGAGCGAACAGCACCAGGGCCGTTTCAGGGGCGTTGACAGCACGCAGAGCGAGTTCCACACGTACGGAGTGGAGAAGAATGGCGATAGTATGACGTTCTACTTGGACGGCGTTGCCGGTCACACGGTCAAGTACAGTGAATTTTCCGGTTTCAATCCGTTCACCGTGGACGGCAACGGCATGGTATTGCGCCTCAACCAGATGGTTGGCGGCACGTTCCTGGCCAGCGACGACGGCAAGAACACAGAGTACGTGGACGCAACCAAGTACGTGAGCGACTACGAGGGTGCGGGTTCCGAGATGCTTGTCGATTACGTGCGCGTGTGGGAGAAAGGCCCGAACGCGCCCGTGGTGCCGGAAACGCCAGCACCGGCACCTGACCCGACGCCAGCACCGGCACCTGACCCGACGCCAGCACCGCGCCCCTCTGACACGCAGTCTGGCGACAGCGACGCGACCGAGAAGCCAAACACTCCGGGCGCGAACGACAACGCTACAACAGGCGACGCAAACAAGCCGGGCGACAAGCAGCCGGAAACACCGGAACCGTCAGTTGATAAGCCCACGGGCAACAGTGACGCAGGCAAGCCTGCTCCAGCCCCTGCCCCGTCGCAGCCAGCCGACGAGCAGCCGCAAGCGCCCGGCACATCGGCCACGCCAAGCGGAAACGCTAACGCTGACACCAAGCCTGGGGAGGCCACCCAAGGGAAAGGTGAGGGCCACGAGCAGCCCTTTCGAGCAGCCAAGCAAACCGCAAACGAAGCCGGTACCGGCAACCCCCAAGTGGGTGCAGCCGGTGGTTCTCAGGGTGTGGGCGTACATTCCGCATCCGCGCTTCCATCGACCGGCGGTAACGTACTGGTCGTGGTGGCAGCATCCGGTGCGCTGGTGGCAGCAGCCGCAGTGGGATTGGCGGCTGTGGTGGTGAACCGTAAGAGCAAGCGCCGCAAGTAAAGCGGCCACCGCGAAAAGCGGGCGACGCCGGGACGCGTCTTTGCCTATCCCCCTGGAGGGGGTGAGCGCGTGTCCCGGCGTCGCTTTTGTGCGCTCCGGCCGGGCGGTGATGTTGTTATTGTGGTAGCATGTGGCGAGGTGGTGCGGCGCGCGTCCTCGCGCTGTGTAAGCCATGTGTCGAGTCGTGAGGCGGCTCGAACCGCTCCATACAGTTCGCGCCGGTTCAATCGCGTTTGTCTCTGTTGAGCTTCGTTTCTGGTTTACAAGTGAGGTTAATTCCTATGGGTAACGGTACTGTGGTTTTGGGTCGGACGGGCGGCCCCAAAGGCTCGTTGTCGGTGTGCAGGGCGAAACCGGAAAACAGGGGGCGCGGCCTATGCCAACATTTTGAGCATGTGACGGTCCCCGCAGGCGAGGCGAAGCAGATGATGGAGGCGGACAACGCGGCGAATGTGGGCGGATTCTCACGTGCTCGCGCGATGCGTGTGATGCATGGAAGCGTACTGTCCGCCCTTAACCCTGCGAGCCTGGGTATCGCCGACATGAGCGTGTACGGTAAAAGCGGGAAGCCCCTCGCGCCCGTAGTGGCGGGTACTCGGTTCGATGCGACTGCGAGCGCTGAAAAGGCGGCGCGCAAATATGGTGTTACCGTTGGTAGGGCGATTCAAGATGCGAAAACAAGGAACCGGGTTATGCGTGACGTTCTGAAAGATGCGGTCGCGGAAAAGTTTTTGCCGAGAAAAGTCTATGTGACAGTCGAGCGTTTCGTTGCTATTGGTTGTATAATTGTTATTGATTGTGTTTCTTTTGGGAGGGCGCGTTGGCTAGAACCCAGACGTACAGGGCGTTTGCTGCTCGCCCGTCTCACGTCCTAGACTTGAACGGTGAGCTACTAGATGGCGCTCCCGTTTTGGTGTCTCTTGCGTCTGAGGTTCGAGACATCTCTGGATACGCGACCTACGTTGTCCGCAACGACGTTGAGCTTGGGGACGAATTGGCGCGTGTTACCGCGATAACTCCCTCTGAGGCCGGTCGCCAGGCGGGCGTGGCTATGCCTGATTTTCTAGTGTCTGGCAGGTCTGGTAGGTCGCGTAAAGAGAAGCTAGTCCAGCACAACGTTGTGACCGCTTACCACTCCTACGAGGAGCGTGTTAAAGCCGCGAGCGGTGAGAGTTTCAAGTATGTTTCGCAGGGGTGGAAACGTACTGTAAATGGGTCCGCGCCTTCGTATGGTGAGGATTATGTGAATCTGGGTGCGGTGGACAGGCAGTATGCCGCCATTGAGAATAATCCATTTGCGGACGGTGAGATCGTCTTGAAAATGGTTATTCAAGGCACGTGGTACCGTCTGATTTTCGATTTCGACAACGAGCGGTTCACCGAGGGGAAAGTAACCCTGCCTGTTATTAAGGTTCAAGACGGCGCACCTGTTTTTATCTTCACGGTCGTGACAGATAACCCCGTTGTGCAGTTTTCGGGCGACTGGGTGATCGGCGTGGACGTAGGGGTCACGGATTACGCAACTGTCGTGGTGCGCGAGGTTGCGACTGGGCGGATAGTTTATGAAACGACGCTCTCCCAGCGGGTCCACTCGCTCTGGAACAGTGCCCGAGCGTCGCAGCGGCAGGTCCGCGACCTCAAAAAGAAGTCCGACCGGCTCCTCTCCCGGCGGCAAGCCAGAATGGCGGCGTTGGGTGAGGCGCAGTTCCACCGTGAGGCGGCGTCCCGGAAGAAGCGCGAGTTGGCGATTCTCGCGTCGCAAGAGATAGCCTATCTGTCGCACAAGTGGGGTAACGCGGTCGTTGCGGTAGAGGACCTTAGCTGGGTCCGTAATACGATGCACAACGGCAGGTGGAACCGAGGGGCATTCGTCCAGTGGCTTACTCATTACGTGTCGCAGAACGGTGGATGGGTCGTGAGCGTGAACCCGGCCAACACGTCGCAACAGTGCCATAAATGCGGAGCTAAAGTCTCGCACCCTACGCACAAGCTGTCGGTCTGTCCTGCGCATGGGGCGATGGACCGGGATGTTAACGCCGCTGCGAACATTGCCGCTAGAGCCGTGCCTCGTGTGGCTAAAGCACGTGTGACGCGCGCGAAAAACAGGAAGCTACAGCCACAAGCGGCGCTCAGGACGCCTGTGGCTAGAAAATCGTTGAGGTATCCGGGGCGGGACCGAACCAAGAATAAGCCTACTCCGAGAAGGAAGAAGAACTGCCTCATTTCTAAGGGGGTGATTCTTCCTGTATGTCCCGCTAGGGCACAAGCGTATCGCTTGGAGGCCAGGGTACTAGCGGACGGCGGCACGGTGCGTGACGCCGGGACCAGCAAGGCGGCACTCAAACAAGGAAACGATACCTACACATGTAGGTTATGTAGCCTTATTTGATACTCCCCTATAAGGTGACGGGCGCGAAATACGGTCAGATGAAGATTGCGATTAAAGTTCCTGGCGACTACGACAACCCTCAGTTTAACACGTGGAGCGTGTCGTGCCGCGACAGTGCGGGCAAGAGCGGGGTGCATGACCCCGATTATGTGAGTATCGAGCGTGTGCCGTCTGCGACGGGGTTGGAGTTGCGAGAGCGTGTACGCGACGTTGCGCTCAGTGTGTTTGGCTCATACGAAGCGGGTGAGGGTGACGGTCAATGGCACCCATACTGTGATGTTGACGTTGAGATTGTGGGCGCTGATGCGAAAGATGATCCGTCGGAGCGCTACGAGTATCAGCGTTTTACGGACGATGAGCGTGGGGAGCTGTCTCGTATTTGGGAGACGGTCACGCCGGAGCCTGTGCGTGGCATGATCGCGCATTGCGAGACCGCGCATCCGGGGAAGCGTCGTAAGCGCCCCTATAATCGGTATATTCGCGGTCGCGTGGTGGAGCGTGAGCCGTTTACGTGGTTTGAGAATTAGGTGGATGCGCTCGTGCGCTGGGGGTGAGTGGGCGTCCGGTGTGAGGCGCGCGTGCCCTGGCCTGCGCGGCTCGTGTCGTTCACCGTCGATAGATTCACTGTACGCGCTTCTGACGGCCTTTCGGCACCCGGACGCATAATCGGGCACATGGGCGCGTGTAAGCCCCGCAGGCGCTCGCCTTGACCCTTTGACGGGGGTGTGGGGCTGGTTTGTTGCCTGCGGGGCTTCATTGTGTATATGGTATTGTGTTGTCGCCTACTCTCTCCGCCAATTTTCGCATGTCAGTGTGTTGCTGGGGGAGCGGGAGGCGGCGGTACCGGCGGCGCTGGAATGGGCGTTGTTGCGCCCGCACTGTTGCTCTCGCCGCTGGGCGGCGTGGATGCTGCTTCTAACGTTGCCCGTAAGCTGCTTTTCTCCCAGTCGGGTGGGAGTGAGCGTTTACGTCCTTCCCACACGGCGAACAATTCACCACTGTCGGTGCCGGGATTGCGCGCATATTCAGGGGGTTTCACGCCGGGGGTTTTGTGTGCTTGTCCGGGGGTACGGCCAGCGTGAGCGCCAGTCGAGCGCGCGTACCCCTTGTAGAGGCTGCCGTTGTCCATGTGGACTCGCTCGTACTCGCCGTCGCCGCCTGTCTTGTTTGCGCCACCGTACCCGTTGAAACCGAGGGCAGCCTGCCGCCACTGTAGGTGCTGGTCGCGTTCCCTGTATGCGCGCGCGTGCGTCTCGGTTGCTTTGAGGACAGGCTTGCGTCCGTTGATGATCTGTCCGAACTCGTATCCGGGCGTGCTCTTGCGTGGTGTGACACTGGTGATGCCGGTGTCGGCGACGATTTCTCCGATACTGTAGAAGCTGCCGTCTAGTGGCGTGTCCTCTTTCACGATAATTGTTTCACCGTTGTAGGACAGTTGCGTGCCGATCTCGACGGTGGACGCGGTGAATCGTCCTTTTTGCCCGGTTTTGGGGTCGTCGAATACGCGCACCCACGAGCAGCCGTCCACCGTGTTAATGTGGGCTTCGCCTTTGGCGGTCACGTTCGCGCCGTTGGTGGCGTGGTGGATGCCGGTCCCGTTGTAGTCGCGCACAGTGCCGCCATCCACATGCTCCACCGTTCCGCCCCTGATCGTGTCAAAGTCGCAGTCTAGTGCGGTGATAACGTACCCGCTGTCGCCGAGTTTGCGGAACCCGCTGTTGCGGGCGACGTGTACGACTCCGTTGCAGTTGTCGAATCCTGTTTGGTCGGCTTCGTACACGCGGCCTTCCCTGCCGACGGTGACAGCCCAGTTGCCGGACAGGTTCACGTTACCGCGCCTGATGTTGATGCTTTCGCAGAGCCGGTGCTGTGGGATGGTTGGGACGTTCGCGTAGCTGCTTGGACCAAAACCGAGGTCGTTTCGTTCGAGGGTAATATCTTCGTTTCCTCTGACCGCGACGCGCCTTGCCTCGTCCAGGTCGGGGCCTTGTACGCCGAGCGTGACGAATGGTGTTTCCGCGTCGTATACGAAACGCTCCACCCACTGCTTACTATCGTAGTCCTCTTGCTTGCGGCGCATAAATTCGGGTGATTTCTGGTCCCACCATTTCACGCCCGCCGCGTTTTGCGCGATTGTCGTGTACACGGTGGGCGCGTTCGGGTTGTCTCGCGGTGGAGGCGTGCGTACGAGGAGGCTACCGGGCGCGTTAGGGAGGTTGTAGTGTTTTTCTACACCCGTTTCCGGGTCGCGTTCACTGCTGTATCCCCATACGAGTGGCTCGTGGAGGTGCCTTTTCATGGCGTCGGCGACGAGCCTGTTCACTTGTTCTTGGCTGGCGTTGGGCGAGAGGTTGCTGGACGCGTAGTAGAGGAGCCAGTTCGGCGATTGGCCGTTGCGTCCGGGCATCCAGTCGGGGTTGCCGGTTTGTTCACGCATGGTGAGAATGTAGGCGCGCATCACGGGGTCGGCGAGCGGGTAGTCTCGATTGACTATATCTTCCCGGTACATGCGAATGTCGTGGTCGTCGGTGGGTAGCGTGAAGCCTTGCTCGAAGATGACGCTGTTGAGTGCGCGGGCTTCTTCTTCGGTGAGTTTCTTGTGTTCGCCGACGTGGTTGCAGCCGCGAACGCCGAAGAATGATGCGCTGCACGGGGTCCATGCGCCATCTTTTTGGCGCTGCCCGTATTTTGTTTTCTTCGTTTTTGTGCTGCCCATGCTTGTACGTTCCCTTTTGATCTAATTACGGCCTCTTATTGCGACTGCTTCCGTGAATGACGCTAACCTGTCGGTTTTGTCGGCGCTCCTACGCGAGCGACGCTTTGTTGGCGTATGATTTCTATTGTGATAATATCACGCAAAAGGGCACTGTTTGGTGTTGTTTTGTTTTCTTCGTGTAGTTTTGTAGCGGTTTCTTTTGAGGGGTTTGTGCATGTTGTTTGGTAGCCGGGTGCGCGCCGCGTGTGGGCGCGTCCATGGGGGTTTGATGTCCGCGCCGCGCAGTGCGGTGCTCACTGTCGCTTGTGTTGTGTCCATGTTGGTTGTGGTGGCGTGCGCTTACGGCGTGTTGTCGTCTCGCCACGCGGTGACTGTGGCGGACTCTGCTGCTGGCGGCGAGGATGGGCGCGTGGTGGTGTCGTGGGGGCGCACTGTTGGCGACCTGCTGGATGATGGCGGCGTACAAGTGGGCGACTGTGACCAGGTGACCCCCAGCGTTGACGCGCCCCTCGCAGGCGTGGATGTAGTGATCGTGGTGCGGTGCAGGTCGGCTCTCGTCCATGACGGCGCGGGCGGCGTGGTGTCGGTGGGGACGGTGCGGCCGGACACGTTGGGCGTGTTGCGTGACGTGGCGGATGCTCGCGGCATGAACATGGCCTCTCGCGCATCCCGCAACAGCGACGACGATAGCGTGCTTGGCGGCGCAACTGCCGGACTCTCGCGCAGCGGTAGCGGTGACAGTGGTGCGGGCGCTGTTGTTGTGTCTGCCCCGTCTCAGGAGGGTGTGCCCGTCAACAGCGGCGACACGCCTGTTCCGGTGCGCGTGGTCGCCGACGGTAAGACTGTGAACGGTGTCGCTGAGAGTGGAGCGTCGGCGCGTGACGTGGCCGCGTCCGCTGGCGTCACCACAGGTCCGCTAGACGAGGTGACCGTGGGCTTGGGCACTGACGGCGGCGTAGTGGTGCGCGTGGTGCGCGTGTGGCGCGGCGAAGAAACCGTATCCACAGCGGACAAGGCCGTGGAAGAAAAACGCGACACGGATAGCCTGTTGGTGGGTGAGTGGACGCTCACGCCCGGCACTGACGGCGCTCACGACGTAAGCATGTTCTCGATCAAGCGCGACGGTGAGCGCGTCCATAGCGTCGTGTTGGGTGAGAACACGGTGGCTGCGCGCCCCGCCGTGCGCGAGGTCGGCACAAAGCCCGTATCGCCGGAGGCGCTGGTTGCCGCCGGAGTGGACCCCGCGTCGCCTGTGAGTGAGGAGACGGATAGCGCGGGCGTGGTGACGGCCAGGTACCGGGCACCCCTGTATTCGTTGACGAGCCGCGAGGACGTGGACCGCCTGCTCGGCAAGACCAGTAGCACTGGCGACGCTACTGACGCGCAGGGGGCATCTGCCGGTGGCGTGTCTCCCGCTTCTTCTGCGCCCGCATTTAACCCGTCCGGGTCGAAAGCTGATTGGATGCGCGCCGCCGGTATCAGCGACAGTGATTTCGGGTACGTGGACTACATTATTTCACACGAGAGCGGATGGAACTACCATGCGGTGAATCGTTCGAGTGGCGCGTATGGGCTTCCTCAGTCGCTCCCTGCCGGTAAGCTCGCATCGGCTGGCGCGGACTGGCGCGATAACCCAGTGACGCAGCTACGGTGGGCGCACAATTATGCGGTGGGTCGTTACGGGTCGTGGGGTGGCGCGTACAGTTTTTGGGTGACTAATCATTGGTGGTGATGCGCGCCGTTCCGCCCCGCGTGTGGTGCGGGCGGTGGCTATTACGGTGTTGTCGTCGGTGTTGTGTTGGCTCGGTGGCGGCCGTGTCGTGTAATGGTTTTGTGGATGAGGGGTGTTCTGCTGTGGTGACGAGGCGATTTGGGAAAGACGCGAACGGGCTGTGGAAGGTGTGCGTGGCGCGGCCTGAGAATGTGGGGACGCATGGGTGTACTCACGGCGAGCACGTGGATATGAGTCCGCAGGAGGCGCAGGCGCGTAATGAGCGTGAGCTTGGTGTTACTGTGACGGCGTTCTCGTCCGCGAAAAAGAAAGGCCCGGTGAAGGGCGCGACGCGTCTTGAAAATATTTTCATTGGGCGCGATGGTGCGCGTGTGAAGGCTCTGCTCGGCGAGTTGGACAATTTTGACTACGATACGAACAGTTTTGTTCACGAGCGGTTTAATGAGGCGAAAGAAAAGAACGACGACTATCCTGGTGAGCTTGATAGTTTCGTGTACGGACGCGTGTACGAGGAGAGGGAATGGGATGACGAGGATCTACGCATGATCTCCACGCCGTCCAGTATGGCGTTTGTTCGAGGCGACATTATGGTTGAAATACCCGACAATCGGGATGCGCCCGCTACGCTTCGGAACGCTGACTACTGTGAGTGGGAGCGCAACACGGACCCGGAGGGCTACTACGGTTACGTGCGGAAGAGTAAGGGTCTGGTCGCGCGGGAGATTACGCGTGAGGAAGCGCTGTGGGCGGTCGGACGGTCTGACGGGTTCCGCGCGCTCATTAACGCTTCCATGCAGCGCAGGCGCGCGTCGGAGCGTGATGCGGTGAAGCAAGTGGACGGGCGTTATTACGATGATGATGAGGGACTGGAAGTTCACGCGATGCGGGACTATGAGTTCATGGCGGATGAGGGTAAGAGGTTCGGTTTGCCCGATGGTGCGAAAAACTGGCAGACTCTCACATTGTGCGCTGGCGAGCCGCCGACGGCGGATAGTGATGTAGTGTATTCGTCGGAGAGTCGCGGGTACGCTCGTTAGTAACGCGTGTCGTTCACCGGCGTGTGGCGCACGTCTCGCCAAGCGGGTGTTGCATGGTCACGTTCGCGCGCGCTATTGTGTGTGGTAACGACCCGTTCCGCGCGTAAACCGCGTCCAGGGCGGGTCATCAAAAAGCTCGAATAGCGAAACGCAAAACAGTCTGCGTGGCAGTTGATGATTTTGTTGCTATTGGTTGTATATCCGGTATTGAGTGTGTTTTTGGGAGGGCGCGTTGGCTAAAAACCAGACGTACAGGGCTTTCGCCTAGCGCCCTTCTTATGTTCTAGGTTTGGACGGTGAGTTGCTAGATAGTGCGCCTGTTTTGGCGTGGCTTGCGTCCGAGGTTCGGGACATATCGGCCTATGCGACCTACGCGGTCCGCAACGATGAGGTTCTATGTGATGAGCTGGCACATGTTACTGCGGCCGCCCCTGCTGAGGCTGGTCGCCAAGCGGGCGTGACTATGCCTGATTTTCTTTCGTCTGGCCGCGCTGGTAGGTCGCGTAAAGAGAAGCTGCTCCAATACAACGTTGTCACGTCATGCCGTTCCTGGAGAGAAAGAGAAAAAGCCGCAAACGGGGAAAGCCAAAAGTACGTGAGCCAGGGCTGGAAACGCACCGCAAACGGTTCTGCCCCGTCGTATGGCGAGGACTATGTGAACCTGGGAGCCGTGGATAAGCAATATGCGGCCATTGAGAATGACCCTTTTGCCAGTGGCGAGATCGTGCTCAGGATGGTTATTCAAGGCGCGTGGTATCGGCTGATCTTCAACTTCGACAACAAGTGGTTCACTGAGGGGAAAGTCACCCTGCCTGTCATTAAAGTCGAGGATGGCCAGCCTGTTTTCATCTTCACGGTTGTGACGGATAACCCGGTTGTGCAGTTTTCCGGTGACTATGTTATTGGCGTGGACGTTGGGATAAATGACTATGCTACTGTCGTGGTGCGCAGTGTCGCGACTGGGCGAATAGTGCATGAGACGACGCTCTCCCAGCGTGTTCATTCACTGCGGAACAGTGTCCGTGCGTCAGAGATGCAGGTGCGTCACTTGCGGGAGAAAGCCGCAACGTTGCTTCGTGACCGGCAAGGTAGGATGTCTGTCCTGGATGAGGCGCAGCTCCACCGTGAGGCCGCGTCACGGAAGAAGCGTGAGTTGGCGATTCTCGCGGCGCAAGAGATAGCCGCTTTGTCGCACCTGTGGGGTAACGCTGTTGTTGCGGTGGAAGATTTAGGCTGGGTGAGCAACACGATGCAGAACGGCAGGTGGAATCGCGGCGCACTTGTGCAGTGGCTAACTCACTACGTGTCGCAGAACGGCGGCTGGGTCGTGGCCGTGAACCCGGCCAACACGTCGCAACTGTGCCACGTGTGCGGCGCTAAAGTCTCTCACCCGACGCACAAGTTGTCCGCCTGTGTCGAGCATGGGGTGATGGACCGGGATGTTAACGCTGCGGTGAATATTGCCGCTAGAGCTGTGCAGCGCGTGGCTAAAGCGCGTGTGACACGCGCAAAGAACCGGAAGCTACAGCCACAAACGGCGCTCAGGACACCTATTGCTAGGAACTCGCTAAAGTATCCTGGTAGGGACAGGACGAAAAACAAGCCTACGCCGAAAAGGAAGAACCATCGCCGAACTGTGAGGGAGGTGATTCTTCCTTTATGCCCCGCTAGGGCACAAGCGCATCGCTTGGAGGCCAGGGTACTAGCGGACCAGAGTACACGTAACAACCTGGGGACCGTTCAGGCGGCACTCAAACGAGGGAACGTAGCCTACGAATGTAGGTTATGCAGCCTTATTTGATACTCTCACGTGGACTTGTGGAGCTGCGCGGGCGTGTGTGTCTGGTTGTCGCGGACCAGGGTGTGCGAGTTCGCGTGGAAGCATAAGGTGGACGCGCCTTTTAGCGGTTAAGCTGCGAGTACGATGAGGCCGGGGTCGGCGCGACGATGCCCCGGCCTTTCTTGTACCCAAAAATGGGTGTGTCGAGTTGTTTCTCTGTGTGCTCGCCATTGCTGTTGTTCAGGTTGAGTCGACGCGCGCAGCGCCCTCTGTGGTACAATTGGTGCCATGAGCGAACAAGTGATCGCGCGTCATGTGGATGATACCGGGGCGGATGCGCAGATAAGGGGTTCGGCGGTCCTTCCGTCTGCCTCGTTGTCGTATGTGTTGGCGCGCGCCGACGCTTACGATGCTATCCGCGAGGACGAGAAGTTCGCTGCGTGGGCTGAGCGTGTTGGTGGCGTGGATGGCGTGTGTTTGCGCGGCTCCTGGCTCCACGGGCTGAACCATCAGGATAGTGATTGTGACCTGTTGGTGGTGGGTGCGAGCGTTGACGATAAGGTGCGCGCGGTGAACGTTCATGCTGGTGGCGTTGACGCGTTGTGTGTGACGGCTGGCCGGTTTGCTCGCCTGCTCGCGTCTGCTGATCAGGTGTGCGTGGAGGCTCGCGCCTACAATGGTGTGTTGTGGCGTGACGGCGCTGTGGGGCGTGCCCTGGTGGAGTCGGTGCGTGTTCCGTTGCCGTTGTTGGTGGCGCATTACCGGGGGCAGGCTGCGCGTGATCGTGCTGCGCTTTCGTCTGGGCGCGGTGAGCTGGGGCGGCGTGTGAAGTTGGCTCGTAACGTCGTGCGTCAGGAGGCGTGCGCGGATAGTCTTGCCGAGTGCGGCGTGTTGCCGGTTGTTTCGTGGGGGCGTGTGGTGGCTGGTGTGCGCTCTTTGGCGGATACGGGCATGGTGGGTGATGACGTGTTGGCGGGCGTGGAGCGTATGGCTGGTGCATCTCAGTAGCGGGGCGTTTTGGTTTGCTGTTGTTGTTCGCTCGCGTGGCTTTGTCCCGCGCCTCTCTGTGGTGAGCGTCACTGTTCTTGTGGTGGCGTGTGGGGGTTGCGCATCTGGCTGTGTGTGCTATTGTTGTGTTTATCAGTTGTTGATCCACTGATGAGATTCTTGAGGTTTTCAAGTTGGGCTTTTCGCCCCTCCATGCGGACGTTTGGAGTGAAGATAGCTGCCGCCAAAATGGGACTGTGCGCTTACTTCCTGCCGCATCGGAGGGGCGTTAAGTTTTTCCTGCGCGTTTGTCTTGCTACGTTGTTGTTGCAGCGAGGGCGGAGCGCGGTGCCCTGTTGACTGCGGCGTTTGTGTGGCGCGCGTAATCTTTCCTTGTCCGCGTGTCTGCGCTGCGCGTTTCCTGTCGATGCGGTACACTGGTTTTCAGTTAGAGGAAACGAAACGGAAAGAGGTAGCCTCGTGATTCTTATTCCTAACACCCCGTTTGTGCTCGCGTTTGCCGTGCTGGCTGTTATGGCTGTTCTGATGCTGCGTCGTGGCGCGGTAGCTGAGGCTGTGTGCGCGGCCATTGCTGCCGTGGGCTGTGCGCTTCCGCTTGTCGCTATCGGCCTTGCTCCCGCCGCCCGTGAGGGTAACATGGTTGCTGCCGCTGTCGTGGTTGCCGCGTACATTCTCACGTATGTGTTCACGTTTGGCGGCGCGGCGGGCATGTTTGTTTTTTCGCGTGCCCGCGTCCAGTCTGCGCTCGATGATGCGGCGGGTGAGGGTAAGTGACGATGCGAAACGATCACGCTGACGTGGCGGAACAGGTGGCGAGCCTTGTCCACAAGCGTGACGCTCTCGCTGGCAAGTGTCTTGCTGGCGGTGCGCTGCCCGGTATTGGCCTTGCTGGTCCTATGGGTGCGGGTAAGGATACGACGGGGGAGGCGATTGCTGACCTGTTGCGTCACCCGTCTGTGGCTCATGTTGCTGGCGGGCGCGCGGCGCGTCGCGTGGCTTTCGCTGACGAGTTGAAGCGCGTGGCGTACCGTCAAGTGCTGACGGTGAAAAGTATTCTCGCGCTACGCCGGGGAGCGGAGTCGGCGCTGGATGTGGAGCGAGCTATCGTGGAGGATGAGGTGTTGTGTGCGGCGTTTATGCCTGCTGGCGCTCCTCTCCCTGGTGGTCTTGTCGGCGTATATTGTCAGATTGTCGCGGACGCGGAGCGCGAGGGTGACGCTGGCGCGTGGGACGAGGACGCGTTTATTGCGGTGAAAACGCCTGCGAAGCGCGTCGCCTATCAGTTGCTCGGTCAGGGCGTGCGTAGTGTGGACTCTGGGTATTGGGTGCGCGCCGCCGTCGAAAATATTGACTGGGGTAGCGAGTTCCCTATTTTCACGGACGTTCGTACACCAAATGAGGTGTCGGCGCTGTATGATGCGGGCGCTCCCGTCGTGTACTTGCGCGTGTCGCCGGAGGTTCAGCGTGAGCGCCTGCTGGGGCGCGACGGTTCCCTGCCGAGCGAGGAAGCGTTGCGTCATGAGACGGAGACGGCCCTTGATGATGCCGTCCAGCGCGGCGCGGTCCCGGTTGTTGACGCGTCGCATGGGAGCGCTCACCGGGTGGCGTTGCGCGTGTTGGGAGCGGCGTCGGAGCTGTAGGTTGATCGTTGACGTAGTGTTTTATCAAGTGGAAGGTGATGGTTAAGGTGTTTGCTGTTGCTCTTGTTGTGACCGTTCTTGTTGGCGTGGTGCTGGTTGCTGGCGGCGTTTACGTGGCTTTGCTCTCGTTTGCTGCTCTTGTTTTTAACTCGATGCTGGGTGGTAATACGCTGAGGTGTTGGGTGTTGTTGATTGCCTCCGTTGTTGTGACTCTATTCACGTCTGTTGGTCTGGGGTACGTCATATTTCAAGGCGTTATGGCACTCGCGTCGTAGTCGTGCCGCTTAGTGACGGCGTGCCCCTGGCCGCGCTGTGAGCGGCTGTGAGTACTGTCGTTAGTGTGGCGCGTATGCGTATCTCGTTGCCGGTGTGTTGCGTGCCTGTCGTGGGAGTGTTATTGTTGTTGTGACAGACCCCAGGTCGGGCCTCTTCCATATGTTCTTTGTGGCGTATGGTGATTGCACAAATGACTTGGGCCGTGGAGAGGCGATGCTAATGTGTCGCAGCCCCGTAGCCGGTGAGCGCTCGCTGGTTGCGGGGTTCTCTTTTTGGGCCTGCATTGTGTCGATTTGCGTGCCCGGTGTAGTGTGTGCTATTGTAGTAGCAACAGATCCCCCGCCGGGCCTCTCCCGCACGTCTCTTACGGATGTGTGGTGATCGCACAAATGGCGAGGGCCATGCAAAAGTGAAGCGGCGTCCTTTGGGCGTTGTTTCCGCCCGCAGCCGGAGGTGGTACCGCTTCCGGTTGCGGGTTTTCTCTTACCCTGCGGGGAAGCGAAACGGCTTTATTGCAATGAAAAACAAGCGTTCAGAAGCGTAAACAAGGAAAAGGGGGCGACCTGCTGTGGGGCTGACTGGTGTCGTTGATTTAGAGTTTCCGGAGGCGGCGTACACGACGGGTAAGTCGCCGTCGCACGCGCGCGTCGAAAATCTGCACGACTGTTATCGTGGTGTGTCGCGTGGTGACGTGTTGGCGCTCTTGTCGGCGGGTGGCATGTTGCGTGAGCGGGTGAACGGTGGCCGCGTGCAGCGCATGATTCCGACGCAGGATGCGGTGGACGCTGGTCTGGTGTTCCGCTGCTCGGGTACTGCACTGTGGAGTGTGGATGCGGTGGCGGCGTGGGCGCGCAAAAGCGCGGGCATCAACCTTGTGCGCGGATACGCGAACCAGCGTGTGAAACAACCGGGAGCGGGCAGTGACGGTTTCGTGTCGGCCACGGACTTGGGGAAGCTCTTTAACGTGGGCGGCTCCACTATCGGTAAGTGGTTGGATGCTCTGGGTGTGCGTGAGAATGGTTTGCCGACAAAGAAGGCGGTGAAAGGCGGGTTGGCGCGCGTCGCTGAGATGAACAGTGTCGGCGATTCGGGTAAGAAGGTGGCGCGTCGTTTCGGCTTGTGGGCGCTGGTGCCGGTGCAGGAAATGCTCATGCAGGCGGGTCATCCGCTTGATTTTGATTGGAAGGCCGCGCAGAAGGGTAAGGGTCGTAACAGCGACGTGGAGACGGTGAGCGTGAAGGCTGAGCTGGACGCGCATGTGGCGGCTGTGCGCAATGCTGTGAAGGCTGGCGACGGCGCGGGTCTGGCGCAAGCGGTGGACGCGGTGCCTGAGCGTTTTCGTCGCCCTGTGGAGGCGCGCCTGGGAGTGCCGGGGTTCATTACTGGGGGTCGTTGGCGGGCTGCGTGCGCGTCGATGCGCGGGCGGTGAAGCGCGCCATCCGTTGAAGTGGTTAAGAAAACGCCGGACCCGCCAATCCCCTATGTGAGGGGCGGAGGGTCCGGCTGTTTGCTAACAAGGGGAGAGCGGCGACTGCTTACGCCTGCGCGCCTCGGCGTTCGGCAAGGAGCTGCGAGACGGCGAGTGCGGTTTGTGCGCGCCCGTATTCGGGGTGCTCGGCTTGCACCTGCTCCCATAGCTGTTTGGTGAGGGCGAGGCGTTCGCGGCCCTGCTCGGTGCCCCACTGCGCTTGTTCGGACTTTTTGAGGCGGCGTTCGATGGTGCGCGCGGCTTTCTCCTCTGCCTTGCGGCGCATGACGTTGGGTGCCTTGTCTACGGGGGCGTTGTGTGTCCAACGGTTCACGACGTGTGAAATGTGGTCGGTGGTTGCCATGTGGTAGTCGCTGAGGCGCGGGAGCGTCTGCCTGAGCTGACTGGGCGTCCAACCGGCCTGTAGGCGCTCGCGCGCCATTGCCTGCACGTGGGGGCTTGTGGCGGCAACCAAGTAGTAGTGGGGGAGGCACTGTCGCGCCGTCTCGTAAGCACTGTCGTCTGTGTCGAGGTTGACGAACATGGTGTGTCTCCTACTGTTTGTGTGTCAGTGTTTTCCTTGCTGGTTATAGTGTACCACATGTTCGGCGGTGTTGCTTTGTGTGCCGCCCATCGTGTACGCGTATGCGTGTTGTGGCGTGTCGGGTCATGGTGTGGTATGGTTCCGTATGTCGGATATGTTTCGCCACATCTGTATGTGGGTATGTGAAGAAAGAGTGTGAACGATCAGCGTGCTTGTTCGAGAAGTCCCTTTTAACCTTCCTGTGTTTACGCTAGTGGCTTGTCTTGTTTTTATGGCTGCCCTTTTAGTCGGGTATGCACTGAGCGATGATAAGAAGCTGGGCGAGACCATCAATAAAGTGTTCATGCAATTTGTTGCGCCCGCTGGTCTTATTGTCGTCGCGGGTGCAATGGTGGCGCACGCCGTACTGTCGCATCAGCGCCTCGCCGCCGAGGGCGACTATGAGAGTGTGGGAAGTTACGCGGCGACTGTGACGCGCGTGTACCCTCATGTGGTGGAGGTGGAGACCGAGTTCGGCGTGTCGCTCCCTGTTACCGCCGCTATGATGCCGGAGGGCGCGAGCGTGGTTGGGGCTACTGTGACGATTGATGTGTCTAGGCTGTCGTCGAAACAAGGACTTGAAGTTCAGCGCCCTAGTGGCGACGCTTCATCGGCCGATTCCGGTGAGCCGATTTTTGTTGAAAATGACGCTTGTAAGTCGTCGGGTGTGTTGTCGTGCGTGGAAGCGTTTGGTGACGCTAAGGGCGACACCGGGTTTTTGCCAGGCGTGTATTACGGTGTAACCGGCGTTCACGCTTCGTGACGTGGGTACTATCCGGCGCTCGCTTCTGTGGGGCACACCCAGTGTGGTTCTCGATTTTACTACGAGAGCGCGTGGCATGTTTCGGCGCGCGTGGTTGGCCGCGTTGTGGTATGATCGTGTAAAGGATAGGGCGCGTAAACTGTCGCCTCAAGTGATTACTGAAAGGTTTTGACAATGCTTGTCTATGAGCATATTGCTGCATGGGAGAAGAAGGCCACCAACGTGGTTTGTGTACTCCTGATTGTTGGGGCGGCTGTCATCTTGATTGTTGGCTCCTCGTTTCCAATGGTTGCGGCCTCGTTCTTTGGGGTCGTGCTTCTGTGCGCTTATTTTGTGGTGCTCATTCGCGTGATTGCGCTTGACATGATGCGGAAGGTTCTTCCGGTGCCCGACGATTTCTATAAGCCGCTGGGTGTGTTTGACGCGACGGTGAGGAATGTTGCGCCGCATGTTGTAGAGGTTGAAACGGATTCGGGTGCTGTCTTGTTCGCTGACGCGGATAGGGTGCCGGAGGTCGCGTGTTTCCGTGGGTCTCGCGTGGAGGTTGACGCGGCCGTTGTCATCTCGCCTGCCGGTCAGAGGGACGTGCGCGCTGATGGCGTGGGTGGTTTCGTGGACGCTCGCAACTGCAAGTGTACGGCTGGATATGGCGCTGATGTTGCTATGGGTGACGAGTCGCGCGGCAAGTGGAATAGTAAGGCGCGTTTTTACGCGGTGACCGCTGTTCGCGCCGCCGATTGACAGCAAAACCTATCAACGGAAGGTGGATGATTATGGGAACGGTCACGTGGGATATTGCGCCCAGTTTCCCTGCCGTGTTGCTCACAATGCTGGTATCTCTTGTAGTTGGTGGTGCTGCGTCATACGCGTTCTACCTGTGGCTCGATAAGACGGATGAGACGGCGGGCGGGTGCGCGACCGTTCAGACGGTGATCGCCTTTGTCGCGGCTTTCACGCTCCTGTTCGGCAACTCTACAATGGGCGAGCACACGGTGAACGTGTCAGAGTTGGCGCACGTCGGCAGTTACGACGGTACGGTGACGGAAGCGAAGTACGCTGACGTGAAGATCGAGACGCGGTACGGTGCTGTCGTTGAAATGCCGCGCGAAGTGCTAGGCGAGGATGCGGCTGCTGGCGACAAGGTGACAGTGGACGTGTACCTGTTGCCGGGTGGTGACGATCTCCCGTGGTACGGTACGCGCTCTGAGATTCGCCAGAATGACGGGTGGGTTGCTGGCTACAAGGGCAACGGCGCTATCAGCCTTGTTGTGTCCTCTGGCGCGTGCGCGGCCAAAGACGAGAACGGATACAAGTGTGCGGTGACGTACCGTCAGGCGTTCAGCGGCGGGAACGGGTATTATCTTGTTCAGGTGTCGCCCGCTGGTGATGGCGCGCAGTAGTCGCCTGGGCGGCTGCTTCTCGGTGACACTCGCCGTTGTGGGCGCTATTGCGCGGTTACGTCAGTGACCTGGCGGTTTTGCTGTTGGGTCGCGGCCCGTGTGGGCGATTGCAGTATTGTTAGCGCTCGGTTGGTCACGTAGCGACTGTTCGCGTGCGAGACACGCATCTAACACGTGTTAGTCGCCACATTTGCGCTCGCGGCTGCGCGCGGTTGCTGCGAAGCGTCGCCGACGTGCTGTTCACTGCGAGCGCGGCGCGGGAACGCGAACGGCGAGAGTCGCGACACGACCGCGCGCCCGCCGCCGATCTTGTGGTATCATTGCATAGATGTAGTTGTATGGCGCATACGGGAAGGAAACAACATAATGTTTGCGCGTATCATGGGCATCGTCAGCCCGAGTATTTTTCTTGCCTCCTCAATCGTTTGGGGGCTTTCAACCGGGCACCCTGTCGCGGTGGTTCTTTCTATCGTGCTGGGCGCTTCGGCGGCGTTCATGTCGTTTCGTGCGTGGCGTAGGACAACCGGCGGCGTTGCTGAGCGCCTGACGGTCGTCGAGCGGCGGGAGGTCGTGGACGCCGTGCGCGTGGCGTGGAAGCGGTATTGGAAGAGCGCGCTGCTTATCGCAGCTTTCTACTGTCTAAACCTGATGCTGACGTTCGCGTTTAAGGGCGCTTATCGCTTTCGCGCGTGGGACGTGTTTATGCTGTGGTTTATTGTGGACGGTATGGCGCTCAGCTCGTGGGTCGAGTTGCTGCGCAAGCGTGTAGGCGACCTCGCGGGTAAGAGCGAAGAGTAACGGCGGCCCCGGTTCGCTACCGTGTGCCTACGAGTGGCACGCGGCGGTGAACCGGGGAAGCGGAGAGGAGAGGGGGCGTTGTAGCTGTGGGCATGGTGAAGGTAATGCGCGTTCTTTCCGTCGTGAACCCGCTTGTGTTAGCGGTTCTGGTCGGTTTGTGGGGGCGCGCAGCCGTAATGGAGGGGCGCGCTGTTGGCGGGGCGGTCGGTGTCGTTTTCGCTGTCGTGCTCGTGTGGTGTGTTTCTGCTGCCATGTGGGCCGGTAAGGGTGTGAGCATGATGGAGAGGATGATGCGCGAGGACGGCGGTAGCGTGCCGCGCGTATCGTGGCGTAAAGAGCTGTTGGGGGCGCGCGATAATCTTGTGGTGCCGGTCGTTTATCTTGTGGCGTGTGTGCTGCTTGCTGTTGCGCTGGGTATTGTGCCTGGCGGTGGCGTGAGCCGCGTGTGGGGCGCTGTCGTTTTGGCGGCGATGGGTGCTGACCGGCTGCTATGTGAGGTGCTGAGCGTTATCATGCGGGCGCGGCTGTTTGCGAGTTTTGCCGTGCGCTACGCGGGCGAGAGGGGTGTGTCGTGATGGTGTTTTATGGCGCTGCTCGGTGTAGTCGTGTGCGTCGCATTGTTCTGTTGGCGCACACGTTCGGGTACGCTGTGTTGTTGGGTGTTGTTGCGTGCGTTGTTCATGCGGGCGTGTTGCGTGGTCTCCTAGTGGGTGTGGGCGCGCTCATGATGTGGTACTCAATGTCGTCGTGGCGCGGTCTGCGCAGGTCGCTGACGGAGGCGAGTACGGCCCGTGAGACTGTCGTGTACTTGTTTTTCGTCCTGTGGGACGTGTTCGCTGCGCCAGTCGGTCTCATGGCTGCGCTCATGCTGTCGAGTGTTGCGTCGGGCGCGTGGTCTTTCGTGCTGTTGTTCCTGTGGGATGGATTGGGTATAGTGCTGCGGTTTTTCTTGCGCTCGCGCTAGATGCAACGCGTTGGTGACGTGATGGGAAGGATGATTGACGTGTATGTGACGCGTGAGTTGGCTGTCGGGACGTTTGTTGCGATGGTCGCGTCGTCTGTGCTGATTTCCGTGATGTGCGCGGGTGTTGTTCCGACGATTTTGGGGTGTTTAGCGCTTATCGAATTTGTGTTGTTATTCATTGTGACTCCGTTCATGTTTATTACTCTTGTCGTTGTCACCGTGTATACTGTGATAGCGTTTGCGTCGCGGCATGGTTGAGCGCAGCTCAGCGCCCGTCTTTTGGTCGCGTTCTCTGACGCGTCCACGTATTCGTTGCGCGCCGCTCTCGCGTTCGTGTTATGATGGTTCCTGTCGGAAAGATGTAAGCAAGGTTGCGCGCTTCGCCTGTGAGCGTTCGCGCGTGAAGGAATGAGGTAGAACATGATCGCTGTTGCCGCTAAGGTCGCCAGGTATTTCACGGTGGCCGCGTATGGTCTCGCGTGTTTCTGGTTCGTGTTCGGGACGGCTCAGGTGAGCGCCGCTGGCGGTTTCTTCGCTGCTGTCGTGGCTGTGGCGATGCTGCTGCGCGTGATGGGGCGGTGGAATAACCTTGTAGCTGCGGCCGAGTACGAGCTTCCCCTCGGTAGTGGCGTTGCGCGATTCATGGCCGTTATCGTGTGCGCGCTGATTGATGGCGCGATTGCTTACGGTCTTTATAATCTCTCGCAGTGGGTTGGTGACGAGTCGCCATGGTGGTACGCCGCCAGGTTCTTCATGGCGCATGTCATGTTCAGCGCGGGTGCGACGTTATTTGCGGCCACGTGTGATCTTGACCCTACTGAGGGCGGGAAGATGCGCAAGGTTCTGCGATAGAGCGCGCCTTGTACGCGGCCTAGCGATAAGTAAGCGGCCGACCGGGCTGCCCCGCCAATGTGGTGGCGTTTCAGTTTCCAGTCGGCCGCTTTGCTGTGTCTGGTCGCAGCATCACGTGCGGTTTTCGTCGCACGCTGGCGGCGATAAGCCTTGTTGCTACACGTCACAAAACGCGACAACTGTCAGTAATTCTGACGGGTGTTTCACGGCGAGTCTGGTATCGACAATCTCCGAGTAAGGGACACTGTTCCAGTATCTCCCGCGACGCCCCCATTCGTCTGCGGGCACGTTTTCGTCCGGGTCGGTGTTGTCCCAGTAAGAGTAGTCGCGACACCAGCTCTGCGTGTTGGGGGTTTTCTGGTACGCTTCGCATTTAGACTTGACGCTAAACACCGTTTGATTGCGTGCCGGACCTTTAAGGATGGGCGCCTCGTAGAAAATGTCTGCGCGCCCTGTCTTTCCAGGCGTTTCGTAGAGCGCTGACATGTGTCGGTATAGTTGTTCCGCGATGTCGTCTAAGTGTGTGCTGCGTTCGCTGCTACTATGACTATACGGAATGACGGCCACCTCGTTGAGGTGCGAGTTAATTATGGAGCGGATACGGCAGGGTGTGTCTCCCCACGTTGCGGCCGGGTTTTCTTTGACGACGGCCGCTACCTCGCCCACATGTTTGCAGAACTCTTCGCGGAAGATTGGCTCCAATGTTTCCCCGATCTTGTCGGCTAAGTCAAGCGCGCCGATGTCGGCGATGAACCAGCCGTGTGCTGTGATACTCATGGTGTATTTTCCGCTCTCGTTATGGGCGGCTGTGGTGGAGCGCTACGCTGATGCGGGTTGGCTGGGTGAAGCCAATGGAGATGTCGCCGACGGGCGCGTAGGGGATTTCGCGCCAGTATTGTGCGCGCTTTTCCCATTCTTCCTCGGATACGTTGTCGTCACGGTCGGTATTATTCCAGTATGAGAAGTCACTACACCAGTCTTGCGTGGTGAGGGCTTCCGTGTAGTCGCGGTTTTCTGAAAGCACCTTAAAGACGACCGTGCCACTGTCGGGGCCGCGCATAATGATTGTATCGTAGAAAATGTCTAGCGGGCTGAGTGTGCGCCTCTCGCAGTTTTTGAGGTCCATCATGCGATGGTATAGCGCGTCAACCATGTCGAAGGTGCTGCACTGGCCGTATTCGGTTATCCAGGATGGGAGGACGCGCCGACTGTTGGAGGGCAGGTCAACGCGGTAGTCGTCGAGGTCTGCGCCCTCCCACGTGATGTTAACGTTGTATCGTAGGCGCTCATCGAGGCGTTGTAGCTGCTCGTTGAACGCATCAAAGAATACCGGGTTGATTGCTTCCCGGATACGCTGTGCTGCATCAAACGCGTCCATGCTCGCGATAAAATGGTCGTAGGCTTTGGTGCTCATGGCTGTGTGTTCGCTTTCTCCCCTGTATAACTGTGTGGGGTGTCACGTTGTGGTGCGCTCGTTTTGCGCGCGCCGTTTTTCGTTTCTCATGTTACAATAGCAATTGTTTGATAGGCAAAAGCCCGCGTGTGCAATTTACTGTGCGTGCGATGATTTTTCAGGAAGGTGAGGTTGGTCGTGGAGGAAGTTCTTATCGAAACAGCGCCGTTCTCGCTCGTAGATAACCTGTGGAAGGCTCTGCTAGGCTCTGCGCTGGTTGCGTTTATTGTTGTTGCCGCCGTCGCATGGAAGTGCAGGGGCAAGAAGAGTGACGAGGATGAGCCGGACGCTGTGATCGGGTGGCTTGCGCTGACCGCTGTGTTGTCTATTTTCTCGGGGATCGCGCTGGCTGGCGTTTACATGTCAGGCATGGAGCGCCATGTTATCGCTGATGGCGATTACTCGCCGTATGGCGTGTATGAGGGGACCGTTGAGCGTGTGACGCTCACTGATTTCACGATTCGCACGGACTACGGTGCCGTGCTGACTATCCCCTACGGCACGGGTTGGATTGACGGGGGCGTGGACGAGGGTGATCGTGTTGCGCTGGATGTGTCGAGGATGCACCTCAATGAGAAACAGGGTATTATCAGGAGGGGAGGCGACGATATGGGCGTGATGTTCCTGCATGATGACGCCTGCAAGGGTATCTTCTATTCTCATGGCGCTCGCGTCCCTAATGGCGTGGCGTGTCATCGTGCTTTCGGTGACACCGAGTACGATGGTGACGGTATGTTCGGCGGCGTACTGTTTGTAACGCTCATCATCGGGGTCGTGGTCTCTTCGGGGCTCCATCTCGGGGGGTGTGGCGGCGTTGGCGCGTGTTGTGCGCGTCAACGCCGCTTTCGTGTATGCCGTGTGCTGTCGCGTGGTGGTGGTGCGCGTGGCTGATTCTGCGACGTGTTGAGCGGCGCACGTGGTGATCGTTACAGTGGCGGGTGCGTGCGTCTCGTCGCGTGTGGTGTGGCGTGGTTCTCGTTGGCGGTTTACTGTCGCGTGTTGATTGTCTGGTCGCGTGTGGTAGCGCCGACTTTTGTTTCTTATGCTACAATGGTAATTGTTCGATTGGTAAATACTCGTTTGGGGGCATTTAATGTGTCTCGTTGAAGGTTTTGGCGATATTGATGAGTGGGTGGTGGGCAAGTATAGAGGTGGCTAATGTTTGGGGGTGAACCAAGATGACTAACTGTAAGGTGGCGCAGCGTATTCCGTTTACGCCTTCTAAGACGCAGGCTGCACTGCTGGAACAGTGCTTTGGTGCTAGGCGTTTCGCGTACAACCGGCAGGTCGAGGCGTTCAGCTCGTATGATAAGGACACTAATCCTCACCCCGCGTATCCGAGCATAGCTGATATGAAGCGCGCGAACGAGTGGCTGCGGGATAGTCCTATTCCGTCGAACGCGTTGAGTAATGCGATTATGGACTTCCGTAAGGCGCGGTCCGCGTATTTCCGCAAGGCTGAGTATGGGAAGAATCGCCCCCGTTTCGCATCTAAGAACGACAGTGTTCAGTCGTTTCGCAATGGGCAGCCGATGCGCCACATGGATGGTAACAGGTATCCGTTGTCTAGGAAACTTGGGTCGGTGCGCATACGTAGGAGAGATCGTATCCGCTATCCGCTCGAAACGCTCTCTAGTTGGACGGTGAAGTGCGAGAATGGGGTGTACTACCTGGTGCTCCTGTTTGATGTGGATGTTCAGCCCAAGCCGCAGGTGGATGGTCGGGTTGGTATCGACGTGGGTGTCAAAGATTTTCTCGCCCTGTCCACGGGTGAGAAGATTAACTATCCTGACCGGCTTCGCCAATTGGAGGAGAAGGTTAGTCGTGAGCAGCGTAAGCTGTCCCATCGGAGGAAGGATTCAAGCAACTACCGCAAGCAGAAGAAGGCTGTAGCTAAGGCTTACGCGAAGCTGCGTCACTGCCGCGAGAACTTCCAGCACCAAGTGTCTCACAAGCTGATAGAAGATAACCAATTCATCGGCATGGAGACTCTGGCGGTGCGGAACATGACTCGGAAGGCAAAGAAGAAGCTGGATGCGAACGGGGAACCAACGCGCAACGGCCAAACAAGTAAGCGGGCGATGAACCGTAGTATCCTGCGAAACGGGTGGAGTGGTTTCGTGGATAAGCTGGCCTATAAGGCGCAGTGGTACGGGCGGACGCTTGTCCAGGTGGATAGGTTCTATCCGAGTTCGCGTCTCTGCCATAGCTGTGGGCATAAGTACGCTGGGTTGCGGTTGTCGGAGCGCGAGTGGGTGTGTGAGAGTTGTGGTGTGTTGCATGATCGTGATGTGAACGCTGCATTGAATATTTTGGAT